CAAGCCGGGCATGCGCGTGGCCTACGAAGGCAAGGACGGCCGCGTCGAGGGCACCGTGCAGTCCGTGGACCGCAGCGGCACTGAGGCTGACGTCGATGGTGTGTATGTGCGCGGGCTCAAGCTGGAGCCAGTCACTCAAGCTGCCAGCGCGCAGTTCAAGAACTATGAGAAGTGGATTGCCGACGGCAAGCCCGTTTCAGCAGGCATGCGTGAGCAGATTGCAGCTGATGACCGCCTGCAGGATGGCGAAGCTGACATGCTTCTGAGCCGCATCCCAGCCGAGCGTGTCGAGGCTGCCGCCGCCGAAGCCGCGACCAGCCCGGCCAACGACCTGCCGGCGCCGACCGAGGCGCAGAAGGACGCGGGCAACTACAAGAAGGGCGCGCTGAGCCTGCACGGCCTGCGGATCAGTATCGAGAACCCGGCCGGCACCCGCCGGCGTCCGGAGTGGCCGCCGCTCGCGCACCACTACGGGTACATCCGCGGCACCGAAGGCAAGGACGGCGATCACGTTGACGTCTTCCTCGGCCCCGACGCCGAGAACGCGGACCTGCCGGTGTTCGTGGTCGACCAGGTGACGCAGGCCGGGCGCTTCGACGAGCACAAGGTCATGATGGGCTTCGCCGACGAGGCGGCTGCGCGCGAGGGCTATCTGGCCAACTACTCGCCGGGCTGGTCTGGCCTGGGCGACATCACGCAGATGGCGCTGGCGGACTTCAAGGTGTGGGTCATGGATCCAGCGCGGACCACCAAGCGCGCGAGTCAGGCAGATTCTTTCGACGCCCGAGCCGCTTGGGAAGCAACGTCCAAGCCGGATCGCGCGCGAATGATCGACCGCTTTTTCGGTGAAGGACTGACCGATGCAGGCGAACGCTACAGCGGTCGCACCTGGGAGCAGTTCAACGTGGGCGAACAAAGCACGCTTTCAGCTTTGCTGAAGGCTGCAGCCAATGCAGGCCGCAGGGAGCCAGATGGCGCACAGCAAGAAGCTGCACCGGCCATCACGCGAGAACAGGAAGCAGCGCTCTACGAGTACCTGCGCGAACAGACCGAAGGCGACGCGCTGCGCTACCAGCTACTCGCCCAGAAGTTCCAGCGCGTTGCCGATGACCGGGCCAGCGAAGAAGACACACGGATCACCCTAGACTGGCTGCAGTCGATGGCCGAAGACGGCACAGAGAAGCAGCGACTGGCGGCGGAGGGCAAGGCCAAGGCTCAAGCTGACGCTGCAGAGAGTGAGCGCATTGCCGCGGAGCGAGCGGCGGAGTCGCTGTCAGATCTTCGCGCAGGCAAAGCCGGCAATGAGCGCTATGCGCTGTTCCTGTCCACGCTGAGCCAGTCCGAGCGCGACGCCATCGAAACGGTGGCCGGGTTCAACACGCGGTACATGGCATTTATCAGCGCTCGATCGGCTGAGTTCAAAGCGAAGGGACGCAGTGACAGCATCAATGACCAAGATGCGTTCACGGCGCACATTCGAGCTTGGGTCGAGGGTCAGAAGCCCGCCGAAGTCAGCCCCAAGTCGACCAGCAAGACCCCCACCGTTGACCACCACATTGCCGTGATGGACGCAGTGCGCGACGGGACAGGCGATCTTGAGGCCTACCGGCAGAGCTTCGCCGCCCTCGCTGATGCACCGGAGGCGGTCAAGGCCGAGCTGGCCACGAAGACGAAGGACGAGCTGTTGAAGGCGGGCGGCCGGAACTTCTACGCGCGCTACAAGCCCGAAAAGAAAGACACGATCATCGCGGCGTTCTACCGTGATCTTCTGGCCGAGTATGCGCTGGGCAAGTCTTATGGGCCGACCAGCTACTACATGACGCGCGGCGGCATGGCCGAGCACGAACGACTGAAAGCCGAGGCCCTGCGCGAGCTGGTAGCCGGGCAGACCGCCGAGACGCTGGCCGAGTACGCCGCAGAAGTGAAGGCCGCGCGCGCCGAATACAGCGAACGGTTGGCGGCGCGAAAGCAGGCGGTCACGGAGCCGAAGTCGCTCGACGACTTCCGGCAGGCCTTGAGCTTCCACATGGGGCAGGGCAAGACCCGCGACGAGGCGTTTCGCGAGCTGTCGCCCGAACAGCGCATCCGCTATGACGAGCTCGAAGCTGAGAGCACCCGCGAAGCGCGGGAAGCCCGCAAGCGTGAGGCGCGCACCAGCGTGCGGGCGGCCGGGCAGTCCACCAGCGGGCAAATCATCGAGACGAAGCACACCCGTGAGGGCTACGACCTGTTCGTGGTGCAGCTGTCCGACCGGCTGAGCCGCGAGGACTACCAGACCATGCTGGGGTCGGCCAAGCGCTTGGGCGGCTGGTACAGCAGCTTCCGCGGGCGCGGCGCCGTCTCCGGCTTTCAGTTCAAGGAGCGAGCCAGCGCCGAGGCCTTCGTGCAGCTGGCCGGCGGCGACACGCAGGCGGCGCAGGCACAGGCCGATCAGCGGCGTGATTCGTTCCAGGATGACCGCAGCCAGTCCGCCGTCGAGCGCTTGCGCGAAATGGCTGATCGCATCGAAGAGCGTGCAGACGATGCGCTGGGCGCCGATCGCAAAGTGAACACCGACCGCCGCGCTCGAATGGCGGCATCGGCAGAGCGGGCGGCGCAATCGGAGAAGGCACTGGCGCGCACCATGCGCAACATCGCTACTGCTATCGAAGCCGGCGACGCCAAGTTTCTGGACGCGGTGCGGACGAAGACACAGGTAGAGCTGCTGGCCACCGAAGTCGGGTCGGCAAAGTACGAAGAGCTGCGCGCGAAGCACCCGACCTACGCTGAGCAGGAGCGCCGCCGCGGTGAGCCGCCGACCGACGAGACGGCCGACTATGCGAAGTGGCCGACCTTCACCGCGTTCCGGTCGGACCTGGCCACGCTGGGGCGCCAGCTGTCTGACGTCGAAGGCACGAAGAAGCTGGGGCAGCAGATCCTCAGCGTCGCTGACGACGTGACCGATGCGTTCATCGACTTCGCCAAGGAAAACCCGCTCAACCTGGCCAAGCTGTCCACGATCGGCGTAGGCGACAAGGTGGCCGAGTTCGCCAACCGCGAGGCCGCAGAGCGCGCCATCCGTCGCAGCAAGCTGGTCGGAAAGGCCATCGTGCTGCCAATCAAGCGCGGCGTGAACCGCGTCATCATGAGCCCGAGCGAGGCCATGGCGCGCGGAGTCTGGCAAGGCGACGGCGACAAGCGCATCACACTGACCGGTGAGTTCGGCAGCAAGCTGGTCGAGACGATCGGCCGGCGAGCCAACGCGCAGAACCGGCTGTCTGTGCCTTGGCAGTTCGAAAGCGCCTACCAGAAGCGCAAGGCCCTGGCTCGCCTCGGCATCGAGACGCCCAGCGAGTTCCGCTCAGCGCTGCGTGAGTTCATCCGCCTGCAGGAGCGCGCCACATCCAACCGTGTGCGCGAGCTTGAGCTGTCGATGGTCGGCCGCAAGAACGACGGGCTCGACTTCTTCCCGACGCCGCAGGGCGTGGCCGACCAGATGGTTGAGGCTGCAGAGATCACCCCCGACATGGCGGTGCTGGAACCCAGCGCAGGCATGGGGCACCTGGCCGACCGCATTCGCGCTGCTGGTGCTGAGCCGGACGTCATGGAGATCAGCCAAGAGCGCAGGCAGCTGCTGGAAGAGAAGGGCTATCACCTGGCTGAGGTCAACGACTTCTTGGCGCTGGAGCCGCGGAAGTTCTTCACGTTCGGCGACGTGTTCCGAGCGCCGGACGGCACTGAGGGCATCATGCGCGGGCAGGGCGGCATGGGTAGCCAGCGCATCCGCCTGGAAGACGAAGAAGGCCGCGGGCTTGGCACATTCGATCGCTCAGATCTTGAGGGCGTGCGCCATCGCGGCGTTGCCAGCGGCTACGACCGCATCATCATGAACCCGCCTTTCAGCAAGCGCCGCGATGCGGAGCATGTGCGGCACGCCTACGAACTGCTGCGGCCGGGCGGCCGTATCGTCGCGATCATGGGCGAAGGCGTGTTCTTCGGCTCAGACGCGAAGGCTCAGGAGTTCCGCGAGTGGCTGGAGTCGGTCGGCGGCACGAGCGAAAAGCTCGAGGCCGGCAGCTTCATGGACGCATCGCTGCCCGTGAACACCGGCGTCAATGCGCGGATGGTGGTCATCGACAAGGCCGATCCGAACGCTGCAGCGGCGCCTGACGAGCAGGCAGCAGATCCCGAAGCAGACGGCCCGGCGCTGTTCTCGCTGCCGGACCCCGAGCCGCAGCCGGTGTTCTACTCGGCCGCTGCGCGCGCGATCGAGGAAGGCAAGGGCGCGCCCAAGAAGGGTGACGCAGCAGCCTGGAAGGGCTGGCTCGACGGCGCTGTGCGCCGCGGCGACATGAAGCAGAGCGAGCGCGATTGGCTGGACATCGACGGCTGGCTTGATCGCCAGGAATCGAACTGGTCAGTTGTGGACAGCAGGGGGCGAGAGGTCGCCAGCTCCGATGACCGAGGCCGCGCGCTGGCAAACGCAAAGCGCAGGACGGAGAAAGGCGAGAAGCACGACATTCGCCCCATGGCCATCACGCGCGAGGCGCTGGCTGAGTTCGTGCGGGCGAATGAGGTTCGGGTCAGCGAGGTGGTGCTTGGCAACAAGGACAAGGCGGGCGAGTGGGAGCCGACCAAGGGCGGGTTCCGCCGCAGGATCGGCAACCGCTGGACTCACGTCTGGAATCCCGACAGCAAAGGCAATGTTTATGGTGCTGGACCGAGCGGGTTTCAGCGCAGGTTCGAGAGCGTGGACGAAGCCAAAGCGCACTTTGATTCGCTGGACATTGCTTCGTCAACGAAGCCGGTTAAGTTCGCCAAGCACCGCACCCCCGGCGGAGAGAACTACCGTGAGCTGCTGCTGATGCTTCCGAGCGAGCAGGTTTCGTTCAATCTTCAATGGGAACAGCAGACCGATGACATGCTCACGGCCGATCTCCCAAGCGGCCGTTTGGCGCTGATCGTCTACGACCGCCAAGCGCCCGAGAACGGGGCGACGCTCAATACCACCGACCAAGACGGCGAGGCCGGAACACCAGAGGTGCAGTATCCAAGCGTCGATGCGGCCAAAGACGCGGCGCGCGCCATGGTTGTATCCCGCAACGAGGATAAGCCTGGATACCGGTCAAGCCATTGGGACCAGCCCAACGTGCTCGCCCACATCCGCATGGACGAGCGCACCGATGCCGAAGGCCGCCGCGTGCTGTTCGTGCAGGAGATTCAGAGCGATTGGCACCAGGCTGGGCGGAAGAAGGGATACAAGTCGCAATCGCTCCCGGCAGAGAACTTCGTCAAGAAGGTGGGCGACGAGTTCTTTGTATGGACCCGCGCAGTCGATCAACGGGAATGGACTCAGCCCGGCGCCACTGAGGCAGAGGCTGTAAGCAACTTCCTGTCCGACCAAGCTCGGGACACTCGCGTCCCAAACGCCCCCCTCAAGTCCACCGACGAATGGGCCATGCTCGCCTTCAAGCGCGCCGCTCGCTGGGCCGTGGACAACGGGTTCGACCGCATCGCCTGGGCGACCGGCGAGCAGAATGCCGAGCTGTTCGACCTGAGCAAGCGGATCAGTCGAGTCGAGTACACCGGCAACGGCACTCTGTTTGCCGATGACCTTCGTGGCAATCGCGTAATCAACGAGATTGTCAAAGAGGACAAGTTGCCGGACTACATCGGCAAGGAGGCCGCCGAAAAATTGCTCGCGCAAGAGCCAAAGGAAACCAGGAGTCCGACCGGGCTTCCGACGAAGCCTAGCCGGTTTCTTGAAGGCATCGACCTCAAGATCGGCGGCGAAGGTATGCGCGGCTTCTACGACAAGATCCTGCCGGCGGCCGTAGGCAAGTGGGCCAAGAAGTTCGGCGGCAAGGTCGGCTCTGCGGAGTTCATCGGCATCGAGGGTCCGAACGATGCCACCCGCGTGCATGCGATCGACATCACGCCGGCCATGGTCGATGCGATTGCGACAGGTCAGCCGCTGTTTTCGGGAATTCCCGGCCAGCCTGCGCGCGCGCTTGGCGTTGCGCCATCCCAGCTGCAGGCCGCTATCGCCAACGTCATCCGCGGCTGGAACGCTGACACCGCGCCGCGGGTGCGTGTGCTCGCCGACCCCGAGGGTCTGCCGGCGCGGGCGAAGCGTGATCCGCGCTACCGCATGGCGGAGGGCTTCTACGATCAGGGCAACCGCACCGTCTACCTGATCGCGTCCAACCTGCCGACCGAACGCCGCGCCCTGCAGGTGCTGGCGCACGAGGCGGTGGGCCACTACGGCATGGAGGCGATCACCGGGCCCGAGCTGTGGGCAGAGCTCGAGTCCGCTGTGGCGCGACTGGAGACGACCGCCACCGGCAAGGTGGGCGAGGCTTTGGCCAGCGCGCGCCGCCGCTACGCGGGCGCGGATCGAGCCACCTTCACGAAGGAGGCCATTGCGGTCCTGGCCGAGCGTGGAGTGCAGAACAGCATCGTCTCGCGTGTCGTGGCTTCGGTGCGCCGCTTCCTGCGCTCGCTGGGCTTCGACCTGCGCCTGTCGGAGTCGGACATCCTCGCCATGCTCCGCGACAGCGCTCGCTATCTCGAGCGCGGCCGACAGGTCGCGGCCGATCAGCCGGTGACGGGCGCCGCGTTCGCTCGCCCTGACCTGGACCCGAAGCGCCGCGTTCCCGTGATCGAAGCCAAGGCCAATGCCTACGGCCCGACCGGCGATGCTGAGCAGGTCCGTGCTGCGCGTGCAGCTGCCCGCGCGGATCTCAACACGCAACGCAAGGCGGGCACGAAATGGACCAACGCCGAGAGCGGCATGCGCTTCCGACTGTCGAGCGACGGCATCGGCGAGCTGCTGTCCTGGACGGCTGACCCGTCAAAGCTGGACATGCTGGCCGCCCTGCAGCAGATCACCGAGCAGGGCATCGTCGCGCGCGTGGAATCAAGCCGAGTGGCGTCGCGTCAGGCTGGGCAGCCAGCGCAGGCGCAGACCTGGGCGACGCTCTATGCGCCGGTGAAGGTAGGGGGGAAGCTCAAGATCGCGCGCATGGTGGCGAAGGACGCCGGCGGCGGGGCTTTCGTCTACGACCTGCAACACTCGACGGTGTTGGACCCCACGGATGCCGCCAGCGATTTGCCTGCTACCGAATCAGGTTCTACCGGCGGCCCCGCAGGGCGAGCGATGACGGTATCCCAGCTGCGCGCCATGGTCAACGCTGACGCGCGCGAGGCTTGGAACTGGTCGATGCCGGCCGATCAGCTGCCGGGCCTCACGGTGCCTGAGCGCACCACGGCCGCGGGCGTGCTGCGCACGATGGCCGAGCAGGGCGGGCTGTTCCGCTACCCGCCCAGCCGCGCGGGCGACCTGGCCACGGTCTTCGAGGAAGTGACCGAGGGCACCGTGTCCGCCACCTACAAGGGCGAGACGCTGGCCAACTTCACCGAAGACCTGGAGGACATGGCCGAGGTCCAGAAGTGGGAGCTGCGCACGAAGGACGGCCGCCCGATGTTCGTGTACGTCGAGGTCGGCGGCGAGAACCGCATGTACGTGGATGCCTCGCCGGGCCGCAGCGGCGCCAGCATGGGCAGCGCGGTCTATGCCGCCCTGTTCCAGTACGCGCTGAATGACGGCAAGGTGCTGATCGGCGACCCGAACGGACTGAGCCCCGAGGCGCTGCTGCGCCGGACGGAACACATGCTGTCCGCTGCGCTCAAGCACGGCACGACCCGCATGATGGCGCCGCACCCGCGACAGGTCGACCCGACGCAAGGCCAGTGGGACAGCGGCCCGCAGGCCTGGGCGCACCCGCTGCGCTGGGAGCCCGGCAACGATGACGCCAACCTGCGCGCGCTGATCGAGACGACGCACCACAACGCGGCGGCCTTCCTGCGCGGTACTGACGGCGAGGGTGCCGTCTACAGCTTTCCCGCCAAGAAGTTCCTGACCCGGGACGGGCGCGAGCTCACGCAGGCGGACATCGCCCGTATCAGCAAGCAGGCCGGCAAGAGCTGGCGCGCGGGCCTGGCGGAACCGCTGGGCAACCCGAACGTGTCCCTGATCGGCCCCACCACCGTGGCGCGCTCGATCATCGCCGGGACGCTGCTGCGCGCCGAGGACAGTCAGCTCGCAAAGCCGCTGCTGGCCGACATGAACCGACGCGCGCAGGCGGGCGCCGCTGCGCCTGCCGAAGGCCTGTTCTACAGCCTGCGCGAACCGGAGGCCATGGGCGCGAACGCGGACCCGCGCGGCTTCCTGGCGCGTCTCGGCGCACTGATGAAGCCGGAGAACCTGACCCTGCGCGAGGCGATCGCCGCAAAGCTGCAGGACGTCACGCCGGCCGCGTTGGGCGCGCTGACCCTGCGCCACATCGCCGAGCTGGGCAAGAAGTACCTGCCGCAGCTGCCGAGCTACATCGACAACCTGAACCGGATGCAGACCGACCGGAACATCCTGCAGGAGGAAGGCAACGAGCTGGCCGAGAAGTGGCGCGGCATGCAGGTCAAGGACCGCCAGAGCGCCGAGCAGATGGCCGACCTGATGCACGACGCCACCATCGAGGGCGTGGATCCGGCCGAGGAATACCAGCCGCTGACCATGGTGAACCTGAGCCGCGAGACGGTGCCGATCACCGATGCCGCGGTGCGCGACCACATCAAACGCAAGCGCGCGCAGTTCCGCAGCCGGCCGGGCGACGACAAGCGGGCCGAGTTCGAGGAAATCAAGGTGCTGCGCCAGAAGCTGGCCGCGGAGAAGCGCCGTCGCCGCACGTACCCGCAGCTGGTGGCCCGCTGGAATCAGCTGCCGGCGGAGTGGAAAGAGCTCTACCGCGAAGCGCGCGACATGTATTCGAAGCGCTCCGACCAGACGCTTGAGGCGCTGATGGCGCGCATCGGCGACCTGGACATGGAAGACGAGCAGAAGCGGAAGACCGGCGCGCAGATTCGCCTGATGTTTGAGCAGGCGCGGCTGTCTGGCCCCTACTTCCCGCTGCAGCGCTTCGGCAGCTATTGGGTGGCCGCCAAGAATCCCGACACCGGCAAACGCGACTTCTTCATGTTCGAGTCGGCGGCGGATCAGCTGGCCGGCCAGCGTGACCTGCAGGTGCAGGGCTACACGGACTTGGCGTCGGGCAAGAAGCTCGAACAGGCGCGCGATGCGTTCGGCGCCGGCGAAGGCTTCATGACGGAAGTTCAGCGCAAGCTGCAAAAGGCGCGCGTGCCGCCAGAACTGCAGGATGAAATCTGGCAGCTGTACCTGCACACGCTGCCGGACCTGAGCCAGCGAAAGCACATGATCCACCGCAAGAAGGTGGCCGGCTACAACCCGGACGCCCTGCGCGCCTTCGCGGCCAACGCCAACCACGGCGCCTATCAGGTCGCGCGCCTGCGCTACGGCCACAAAATGCAGCGGCTGGTCATGCAGGCGAAGACCTGGGCGGACTCGAGCGCGAAGACCGATCAGGGCAACCAAGCGAGCATCTACTACAACGAGCTGGTGAAGCGGCACGATTGGGTCATGAACCCCAGCGACAGCGCGCTGGTGAACAAGATCAGCGGGCTGGGCTTTGCGTGGTATCTGGGCGTGACCCCGGGCGCGGCGATGGTGAACCTGACGCAGACCGCCATCGTGGCCGGGCCCGTGCTCGCCAGCCGCTTCGGTGCGGCGAAGTCGATGAACGCCCTGATGAAGGGCATGCGCGACTCGATCCGCACCGGGGGCAACATCGAGCGCACGCTTCGGGACGAAGAGCTGCGGGCCTACCAGGCCATGCGCGCATCGGGCGCGATCGACAAGACGCAGGCGCACAACCTGGCCGGCATCGCCGAAGTCGACAGCGCCCAATACAGCGACAGCTGGCACCGCGTCATGAAGGGGATCAGCTACCTGTTCCACAAAGCCGAAGTCGTGAACCGCGAGGCCACCGGCATGGCCGCGTACCGGCTGGGCCGAGAGCAGGGCATGAGCTTCGATGCGGCCGTGCAGTACGCTGAGGACATCATCTGGGAGTCGCACTTCGACTACTCGAACGCGAACCGCGCGCGCTTCATGCAGTCCGGCGCGGCCAAGGTGCTGCTGATGTTCCGGCAGTACAGCCTGAGCATGAGCTACTTCCTGTGGCGCAACTTCTACCAGACCTTCAAGGGGGAAAGCCCCAAGATCAAGCAGGAGGCGCGGCGCAAGCTGCTGGGCGTTCTGGGCATGACGTCGGTGTTCTCCGGCGCGCTGGGCCTGCCCGCCATGAGCATGGTGTTCGGCGTCGCCAACGCCCTGGCCGATGCGCTGGGCGATGACGAGGATCCGCCGTTCGATGCCGAGGCCGAATTCCGCAACTTCCTGACCGACTTCATGGGCGCCGACGTCGCGCGGCTGATCGCCCGCGGCCCGGTGAACTTCGTCACCGGTGCGGACATCGCCAGCCGCGTCACGCTCGACGGGCTGTGGCTGCGCGAGCCGGAGCGCGAGCTCGAGGGCAAGGCGCTGGCCAACTACTGGCTGGAGCAGGCTGCGGGCCCGATCGGCGGCATCTTCGTCAACGCGATGCAGGGGCTCAGCCTGTTCCAGCAGGGCGAGGCTTGGCGCGGCGTGGAAGCGATGACCCCGAAGTTCGTGAAGGACGCGCTGCGCTCAATCCGCTACTCGACCGAAGGCGTGAACACGCTCCGCGGCGATGCGCTGATCCCCGACCTGTCGCCGGCACAGACCGTGTTGCAGCTGGCTGGCCTGGCGCCGGCGCAGGTCAACGAGCGCTACGACGCGAACAACGCCATCAAGCGCTACGAGGAATCGATCCTGCGCAGCCGCCAGCGGCTGTTGGACGGCTTCGCCCTGGCTGTGCGGCTGGAAGACGACCGCATGCGCGACAGCACCCTGCAGCGCATCCGGGCGTTCAACGCGGCCAACCCGGAGATTCCCATCGACGCGAAGACCATCCGCACCAGCCTGCAGGCGCGCGCGCGCTACACGGAACGCAGCCTGGGCGGCGTCGCGGTCAATTCGAAGATCGAAGCGCGGGCGCGCGAGCAGGGTAGGTTTGCCGAGGATCAGCCGTGAGCAGCAACGTGATCGAAGCGTTCCCGGCGCACCCGCGCATGACCATCGAGCAGGCGCTACGAGAAGCCGAATCCGTCCAGCTGGCAGAAGTGCTGGTGCTTGGCGTAGACCAAGATGGGCAGCTGTTCGTGCGTAGTGGCAGCCATGACGGTGCCGGGATCAGCGATCGCGATGCGGTGTGGATGCTGGAAGCAGCGAAGCTGTACGCCTTCCGGCGCTGACCATTTTGCCGACGCCAACAAAATGGTCAGCCGAGGGTGCCAAGCCCGAACAGGCCGACCACGACCGACGCCCCAATGAGCCCGGCCCACGGGTTCATGGGGCGCGCGGCTGACTTCGAGTAGATCCAGGCGCAGCCCTGCACGACGGCATAGATGATGCTCAGCATCGTGATGACGGTCGGCACAAGGTGGCCGGGCTCCGTGGGGCCTTGGCGCTCGATCAGCAGCCCGAACAGCAGGGCCAGCCCGATGAACCATGCCAGCCCGATCAGGGCTTTCGGTGTTTCGCTTGTCGTATCAGCCATGTCACGGTTCTCCGGAGTGCGTGGGTCACAGCCCTCCAGAAGCGGGCGACTTCGGCCGCGCGGCGGGTGGGCCACACGATTATGCCCCCGGCAGGCAGAAGTCCGCCCAGGCCTGCATGAGCACCGCCCGCTTCTCGATCAGCTGGCCGCGGCGGTAGGCCGCTTCCACCTTGTTGCGGATCGTGTGCGCCAGCGCCATTTCGGCGACCTCATGCGTGGTGTTGGTCTGTTCGGACGTCCAGTCGCGAAACGCTGATCGGAAGCCATGCGTGGTGTACGGCAGCCCGAAGCCCTTCGGCGGCGGGCGCTGCAGCAGGTAGAGCATGGCGTTCTCGGAGAGCGCGAAGGGCGGTTTGTCCCGGGGCATGGACTCGAGAACGCCCAGCGCCTGGCGCGAGAGCGGCACGACGTGCTCCCTGCCGGCCTTCATGCGCACCGCGGGAATCGTCCAGGTCGCTGCCTTCAGGTCGAACTCGGGCCAGTCGGCGCCGGTGACCTCGCCGGTGCGTGCGGCGGTCAGCACCGTGAATGCCAGCGCCATGCGGCTCAGGCTGGATCCAGACCGCAGCGAGGCCATGAAAGCCGGCACGTCCGCGTAGGGCATGGCCGCGTGGTTTTCGACCTTGCGCACCTTCGTGGGCGGCGGCAGCAGGTGTTTCAGGTGCCCCTTCCAGCGCGCCGGGTTCTCCCCGACGACGGCGCCGCCGGCGCGCTCGGCATCCCAGATGCGCTCAATGCGCGCTCGCAGCCGCGTGGCCGTTTCGGTCTTCTCAGTCCAGATCGCCCGCAGGCAGCGCAGCACCATGGCTGTGTCGACGGCGCCGACAGGCTTGTCGAAGGCCGGGCCGTAGTCGACCAGGGATTGCCGCCACTGCGCTTCCTGCGCGTCATTCTTCCAGCCGACGGCCTGCGCGCGCAGAAAGTCCCCGACCGCATCGCCCCATGTGCGTTCAGGCCGGGCCCTGGCCGCGTCTCGGGCGTCGATCGGGTCGATACCATCGGCGCGCAGCTTCCGTTGCGCTGCGGCGCGCGCGCGGGCCTCGGCAAGGGTAAAGTCCTGCAGGGAGCCAAGCCCCATGTCTCGAGGCCGGCCGAAGCAGCGGAAGCGGAAGATCCAGCTTCGTGCCCCGGTGGGGCGGACCAGCAGGTACAGACCGCCGCCGTCCGAGTGCATCCCCGGGCCCAGATTCGCGATGCCCTTGGCGGTGAGTTTGTGGAGCGAGCGTCCCATACTCTGTCCCATACACGCGCGTGGCATATCATGGCGGTCTATGGCGGTCTATGGCAAGGGAAGCCGCGCGGCGCCTCGCGCTGGTGCGGTACATGGCGGTCCATGGCGGCGATGCGCCGGACTCCTTCTCCGCCATACAAACGCCGAAGGCCCTGAGAAATCAGGGCCTTTCGCGTTCTTGGGCCTGACGTCCCACACCCTGTCCCATACTCGGGGCGGCGCTTACGGCAGCATCCGCAGCCGCCCTGATCTTGTCGCCGACCCTCTCCCAACAGTCTGAGCGCCACCCCGCATAGTGCGGGCCTTCGTCCTGGTATCCGTCGCACGCCTCCAGCAGCTTTTCAAGCTGCTCGGGCGTCAGGTCGATCGTGATCCGAATCTGCTTGTCCATGTCCACCCCTCCCCGCCCGCGTCGGTTCGGGGCTGTTCGGTGGTCGGCTCAGACCACTGGATGTCGATCCTCTGGACGACCCACCATCCCGCAACGGCTATCGCGATCACGCCGACTGCTGCGAGCACCAGCAGAACCTTGAAACAGCCTTCGAGCCCGTCAAAGTTCGGGACCATCACTTACCCCTCCCTCGCCGCGCGGGCGGCGTCGTCTGCGGGCGGCTCTGGCACCCAATAGACTCGCCTGCTGCGCCCTGTGTATCCACATTCCGGGCAACCGCCGCCGTAGGATCGGTCCGGGTAGTAGCCCTCGTAGCAGCCGCTGCAAGCCTCCGACCATCGGATCAAGACATAGACCAGCGAGCCGGTGAGATTGCACGGCACTCCATCTTCCGGCGTCGCGTAGCGGCGGCGTCTATCGAGTCTGCCGCCGTGAAGCTGCTCGGCTTCCGCGATTGAAAGGTCACGCATGCTCATGACGGCTCCCTCGCCGCGCGGGCGGCCAGTATTTCGCGCGCCTTGCGCACGGGATCAAGGTCGCGCTCGACTCGACGCGGCAGGTCGCCGCGAGCTTTGACTTCGGCTTCGAGATCATCGGCACACTCGGCGCGGAGGCGGTGGGCAGCAGAGAGAACAGAGTCCGGGCAGTTCTTGTCAGCGCCAAGTGCGGAAGCGACAGCATCCCACTGAGCCTTTGCCTCGATCGTCTGTGGGTGCTTCATCCACTCCCGCTCTAACTCTGCGCGTGCGGCGTCCGACCTGCGCTGTAGCGCGGCCCGAATCTGTTCTGGCGCGTCTCGCTTGAAGTCGATGGATGGATGCGCGGTGTTGTCCTGCATTTCGCCATCGTCTCGATAGGCCCGCATTCCAGCGTGCGCACTGCAAAGCAAATCCCGCAGCGACTCGTTCTCGGCGCGGAGGAGGTCGCGGTCGGCCTCGGCTTCGGCCCGCAGCTCGTGCGCGGTCTTGCCGGCCACCCGCTGGACAGTGACCACAAAAGCTTCACCGGGTGCAGAGTGCTGAGAGGTGAAGCTGAGCTGCAGGTAATTCACAGCCGCGCTGTCGGCGTATTGCTTCGCCAGAATCTCCGCAAGCAGCTGTGCGCCACCGCCTTCAAGCGATAGAGAAAGCCCTCCGTTTTCGACAGCGATGTCGAGGATTCGAGTTCCGCCGGCTACTGCGTCGGCTATTGCGTCGGCAGCAATTTCACGCTGCCGACCGACCTCCCGCTCCAGCTCCGCGACCCTCTCACGCAGCGAGTCCCTGTCAACGGCGAGAAGCAAATATTCCTCCTGCGCTGCTGCCATTGCCTGACGAAGCTTCTCGCCCTCGCCGCACGCCTCGTCATAGTCGGCGCGAAGCTGGCGCACTGCATCGACAGCGCGAGGGGCAAGCCGCCAGTTTTCTTTGCCGTCCGGGTCGGACCCGCTCAGGCGGAAGCACTGGCCGAGCTGGTCCCGCAGCGGCCCCGCCACCTGCTCGTCGCAGGCCGCGAAACACTGAGCGCCGTAGTTCTCGACCTCTGCGCGCAGGCTTTGGTCGACTTCCTTCGCTTGCCTCCAAGTAAGCCAGCCCGAATCGCGCAGGGTAGTGCGCAGCTCCGGCTCTCCCGGCAACACCGGCCCCGCGTTGGTGTTAGTCATGGCGTGCTCCTATTCTGACTCAAATCGGGTTTCGCAGACATTGCATTCGTACAAATTGGGGGATTTCCTATCGGGCTTGTGGAATACGTTGCATCCGCAATTGCACCGAAATGGTTTCCCCCCCTACGCGGACTGTGAAGTTTTCAACATCCCCGGAAGTGGTGCGAACTGCGTTTGCGTAACGGTCATGGACAGGCAGACAATTCATTCTGGCGCGCTCCCGTAGACCTTGGCGATGGCGGTGTCCACTTTGCGCCAGAAAATGTTAGGCCCGCCGTGGGTTTCTTCGTCGATCATTTCCAACGCCTCCAAACACTCCAGCGCCCCGCATTCGGTGAGGGCGGCTTGGGCTGCAAGAATCAGATTTTCGCTCTCGTTGGCCCACAGCTCGCTGTCTGACTCTTCCATCTGCCGTGCGACTGCTCTGCACAGTCCGCGCGCCGCCTTCATCACCATCGGGTGAATGCCGCCGTCGTTTGTCGTGGTCATGCGTGTCTCCTGTTGATTGGCGAGGGTGGCCGGTGCTGATCTCCGGCTTTGCGGTGTTTATTCAGGTTTCCCGCTCACCTGTTCGCGCATCAGCCTGCGCATTCACCCTCTGGCCTGAACCCTGTCGCCAAGGCGCAACCTGACAAATCCATCAACCATCTTGTCTTTGATTTCGTTATCACGAACCCACTCCCTGAAAGCCTTGTCTGCATCTTTCCTGTAATAGTGCTCTTGCATTGGCATTTCTTGCACTACGACGCTATTTCCCTCTGGCAGCCACACGGATGCCTTGCCTCTTAGATAGCCTGGCCTTTCTGCATAAGATGAAAATCTTCCCCTTGGCGCTGGTGAAAAAGAAGAAGCCAGCAACCCACAGTTATTCCCGGACATGTCTTTCATGAAAAACTCCAGCCCGCCTCGCTGAGACCCTAGCCCAGTTGATAGCACGAACTTAAATGATTCATTCATATCTCTATGCCCGCTGAATTGATCGCGTCCTCCACAATTTGGATATCGAAGTCTTCCATTACAACCCACTCGTCCGCCCCGCCGCCGCCCAAGTTATCATGGACGTGAATCAACGCCTTCAAACACTCCAGCGCCCCGCATTTGGTGAGGGCGGCTTGGGCTGCAAGAATCAGATTTTCGCTCTCGTTGGCCCACAGCTCGCTGTCTGACTCTCGCATCTGCCGTGCGACTTCTCTGCACAGTCCGCGCGCCGCCTTCATCACCATCGGGTGGGCCGGGCCGCGGTCGTTTGTCGTGGTCATTCGTGTCTCCTGTTGATTTGCGAGGGTGGCCGGGTGCGAGTCCGGCATGGCGGTGAACAGGCAGTTGCCCCACATAACGTTGCCGCCGCGTGTCCTCTTAGCGGGTCGCCCCCGCGTGCAACACCCTCGGGCCTGAACCCTGTCGCCAAGGCGCAGGCCGGAGAGTGCCCGCCTTTCACGGCGGCGGGCTGCCGATCAGCGCTGCGATGGCACTAGCCGGTCGCATATTCCGCAGCGCTACATTCAGTTCCCGGCTTTCGACCCGCCGGGCAGTGGTGGCGCCCGCCTTTCACGGCGGCGGGCTGCCGGAGCCAACAGGGGGCCAGCTCCAGCGGGTAGACATAGCGGCTTGCTCAGCACGATCGAGCTCGGCAGCGTGTAGATGCTCAGCCCAGCCGTCTGCGCGCCAGACCATCGGGTGCCGCACACCGCGGATGCGGCTGGGATCGCCCAGGTAGATGAAATCGACGTGCGCCCGAACGTCCGCAGGCACAGCTGCCTTCGCTTCGAAGAAAAGCTGGTGTGTCCTCGCGCGCACGTAGACGCGGAACTTCCGATGTTCCTCAGCCACGCCGGAGCCCCTTCGCTGATCGCGCCGGCGGCAGGGTGGCAATCTCCCAGCGCACGAAGGCGTCGATGACGCTGGCATTCCAGACGATCGTAGCGCCGCGGCGCTGCCCTTCCGGCGCGCGGCCTTCCTTGATTGCTCGCCGCCATCCGCTTTCGCTGTAGCGCGTGCGCTCCAGGACGTCCGGCAGTCGGAGCCAAGCGGGCGCGGCGTGATCCTCGCCCATGTAGGCCGCCCATGGTGGTGGCGGATCGGGCTGCTGGTGCGGGTGCGTGGCTGTGCTCATGGATGCGCTCAGTCCGGCTGATTAGCCGAGGGGTTCATGAAAGTCACGGGCGACAGCTCGATACGTGCCCGCTCGTTTGCTTCTACGAGCTTCACCTTGCTGTTCTCGATGTGCGCCTTGATCACCGATACGGCCAGCACCGGACTTACCTGGAAAAGGCGATGGCCTGCCTCGCCACAGGGGATGCCGAGCTGAAGGTGCTGCGCCCTTCCAAATGCGTCTTTCAGCGTGGGCGCGTACTTGTCAATTTCCCACTTCATCCGCTCTGCCATGTCGGCAAGCAGCTTTTCCCCCGCCTCAATCTCGCGATGGGCGGCATAGATCAAGCTGGCTGTTTCTTGAGTGATCATCGTCTTTTCCTGTAGGGGTGGGGCCCGCCTTTCACGGCGGCGGGCTGCCGGGCTCGCCCGTATGGCGTCGGGCTTGCAAGCCTGCGCGTCGGCAAACGCGCCGGCCCACTCTCAAAGCTGCCTGCGCATCACTACTCCGGAAATTCCGGAGGACTGAATCAAAGCCCCGTATCGCCGGGGCCACGCGGGGCCGTGTAGCTGGTTCCGGGGGGAGACGCCCCAGCGTTACGACCACTTCCCGTGCCTGCTTCCCGGTGGGCGGCGGGTTGCCCCTCGGCTACGTCCATGCAGCCGAACCGCGGCAGGCTCGCAGTACGCTCAGAAGTTAGATGTGCGTCGAAAAGTCGGAGTTGGCGCGAAGGTCGCGCAGTCGATGCCTGGCCGTGATCAGCGCGCGGGCTGCGCGCAGGCGCGCGTGCTGCAGCTCGCTCCACAGCTCGGGGTTGTCAGCAGGCGTGACGGGCTTGTCCTGGTGGATTGCCTGCTGCATGGCGTCATCGATCAGGGTCTGGAACTTCGTGGTGCATCCGACCAGCGCGCCGAAAGCGTTGACGTACTCTCCTGTCGCCTGTCGCCGGCCTGCGAGCAGCCCCGCGTGATAGGCAGGCATCTGGTTCAGCGGCTGTGCGCCGAAGTAGCGCACCCACAGCAGGCAGCGGCGCACGCTGGCAGCCACCACGTTGAGCCCGAGGGGCATCACGATCGTGGAGCGCTTGAAAGGCGTCTGCCACGCCACGCCAAAGCCGCGGGGGATACCCTGGTTCATGTCGAGCTCGCGGACGAACAGGCCGATCAGAGCATTGAGGATCTTCATGGGTGCGCTCCAAGGCTCCGCCGGCGCGCGGCCGGCGGGCCAGTGCTGGATCAGGGGGTGAAGGTGCCGATGAAGCCGGGCACGTCGAGCTGACCGCGCAGCAGCTCATGGAACTCCACGGCCATCTGCTTGTTGAGCTCTTCGAGGCCTACCAGGCGCAGGGCCATGCGGATGCCGGTGCGTTCGTCGGCCGGGTAGGCGGTCAGCACCACGGTGACGGCGCGCCAGGCCAGATCCTCGTAGGGCTTGAGCTGGAAGATGAAGCCGGTGGGCAGCTCCACGCCGCCGCTGCTCAACTGCACGCTCTCGAAGCTGGACAGCTCGACGCCGTGGGAAGCCAGCGCGCTCTGCTGCGCGCGCTTCTCGTCGACCTTGACGTTCAGCAGAGCCTGAATCGCCGCGGACACCTGGACGGGGCGCGCCTCGGCCTCAGTGATCAGGCCGCCGCCGCCGAAGAGCGGCGTGATGATCGAGCGCCAGTCAGTGAGGAAGTCGGCCATGTCGCGCTGGCTGTGCTTCTGGCCAGCGAAGGCGAGCAGCGCCATCCACTCGGGCGACTTGACCAGCTTGAGCACGCTGCGATCGTCGCAGTGCCCGGGCTCTTCGATCCCGCCCAGGTTGTGGATGGCGGTGGCGTCAAACGCTTCCGGGTCGATGAACAGCACGGTGCTATCGGTGAGCTCGATCGTGAGCGCGGGATTCTGCGCGCCTTTTTCGTTGAGGATCGCGATTTCTTCAATACGCGCCTTCACGTAGTGGACGAACGCCTGCAGCGATCGCGTCTTGAAGGTGCCGCGAAAACGATCGCGCTCAGGGCGCAGGTTTTCGAGGCTGACTACCTTGTCCCCCAACAGCAGCGCGTGCGGCATGTCGGTGCGGTGGTGGAACTTGTTGGCGTCCTGTGAATTGATGGCTAAGGCTTCGATGCGTTGAATTGCTGCAGCTTCCATGGGTGTTCCTCAGTAGTAAAAGGGGAGTCCGGCGGATCCGCCGCCGGCGCGGTGGATCACTTGCGGCGCGGGTTGGCCGGCAGTTCGAGCTCCAGCTGATCGGGACCATGGAACGGGGTGACGCCGCCGCCCTTCTGGACGAACATCACGGCCTCGCCGCCCGTTTCTTCGGACTTCTTGCCGCGCGCGGTCGGGCACTTGAAGGCCAGCGTGTGGATCAGCTCGACCTGGCTGGTGCCCTTGATCGGCCGCGTGACCACCTTGAACAGCAGTTCCCCCTTGCCCTGGTGCAGGGCAGACGACAGGCTGATGTTGTTCAGGGCGACGGAAAGCGCGTCCTTGACGGCGCCGGCCTCCAGTTCGTCCAGCAGCTGCGGGAACGTGTGCAGCCGCGTGGTAGGGGTCTGCATCGCGGCAATGGGTGAAACACTCGCCGGCGCTGCCGGCTTCTCTTCGGTGCTCATGGGTGTCTCCGGGAAATGCCCTTGCGGGCGGTCAGTGCGTGCGTGCGCCTTCGGCCGCTGGTTCCGGCGGTGCTTTGTCAGGAAGTGCGTCACAAGAGTCAGCGGCGTGCCTCAGCAAACTCGAGGCGTATTCAGGGCTGGTCGCCGCAGCAAGCGAACCGACAATGCAGCCCAACAGGCTGGACATAGCGCCTACGCAGGCGTCGATCGGATCAGGCCTAGAACCGATGTAGGCCTGTAGCAAAGGGACGAACACCTGCCGGTACAGTTCGTTGGCAAAGGCTTGTGGCTCGGCATCCAGGGACACCGAAGTCATCTGAACATCGGGCTCGCTCATGGCAGTTCTCCGGTCAGACGGCGCAGGAACCGAAGCAGCCGCGCGCGCCAGCGCTGCATGCGGGTGGGCGCGCTCATTCGCGTGATCGGCGACGGGATCACAGCGCGCTCGGGGGTGCGTCGGACGTCTCATGGCGGGCCACCGCAACATCAGCAGGTGCGTCGATGGTCAGCGGCTGCTGGGGCGTCTGGTCAGGCGCTTCGGCGGGCACAGCGCGCTCGATCGGAAACCCAGCCTTCACCGCTTCGGCGCCGGCGATGCCGTCGCACAGCTCGATGCCCAGCAGGTTCTTCGACACGTAGGCGAGCGCCTGGCCGGGAGTGTTCGCGATCACGAAGCGATCGGTGGCGCCCGGGGTGTTGTTGCTGACGCGGTACAGGTATTCCTTGGCCATGGTCTTCTCTCAGGGGTTCAGCAGGTAGGAAGGGACTCGCTCGACTTCGAGCTTTGGAGTCTTGGGCGGAAACAGCACTTCGCTGTCGCGGCCCTCGTCGTCGATGAAGCGATGCCGGATCTCAAGCCTCGGGGTCAGTTCGACCACCGTTGCCCGGTACATGGCGGGCGCGCCATCGACAGGCGCATTGCGGATGACGTCACCAGGGCAACAGCGGCCCGAACGCAATTGCAGGTGGACTTTGTGCACGTCAGCGCCTCCGCTGCTTGCGGGCTGCGCGCTTGATCGCCCGGACGCCGCTGTGTCTCTGCGATGCGCGGTAGGGCTTGTTCCGACCGGTGGCAGAGCCTGCGCGGTACGGGTTGCGCCAGCCCGAGAAGCTTCTCGGGTACGCAGATGGCGTGTAGTTCACAAACGCGCCAACGGACCCTGCACTAGAGGCCAAGGCACCGCCCAGCATCCCAAGCGCAGCAGTCATGCGAATCACAACCGTCGACCCGCGCATCACAGCTGCCGCTCGCGCAGCTTCCCCGCTCGCGCCCTGCCGATGCGGATTGCGTGCATGGTGTTGAAGCCGTTCCGATGCGCCCAGGCCACGGCGGCAGTGGTGTTGCTGTCGTCGCAGCCGATCAGGCCGCAGTGAATGCGCACCTGGCGTTCGACGGCGGCATGGTCGAGCACCACCGGCGGCGCGTCGCACACCGGCAGAACGGGGCGGAAGTCAAGCCCGGCAATTGCTGCGGGCATGGCGGTTGTGCAGTGCATAGCGGCTCCGTGCGGTGGATGACGGATTCAGGTTGCCACCGAAGTTGCCAGCCCGCAAGATGGATTGCCACTTGTGGCGCAAAAAAAGGGGCCGCAAAGCAGCCCCTCGGCGTAAACAATTGTCACATGCGCGTTACCAGCGGCGAACACCCAGGCTTACGACCACCCGCCCCGAGATAGGCATGTGCGGGATGTCTGCCGCCGGGATGATTTCAGGCGGGTAGGCGGGATTGGTGCAGCCTACGATCAGGTCGCCGCCCACGCGCTGGTGGAGCTGCCGCGGCTGCGGCTGTCCACCGATCACCACCACATAGATGCCGGGCCCATCCCACACGGCCCGTTGGGTGTCCACAAACACAAGATCCCCGTCGTCGATCGATCCTCGTAGGGCGTCGCCGCGGTTCGTCATCAAACGCACTCGATCATATGGGCGGGGCAGGTTCTGCTGCGCCCACCATTCCGCAATGTCCATGCCTTTCACGGCCTCACCCCTGTTTCTATCACCGTCGATCACAAGCACGGCGATGTGAACGTAGTCACGCTCTGCGCCCGCTGCAATAGGACTGTGCGCACTTGCGGTCGCGCGGGGTGAGACAGTGGGAGAGGCCTCGCCGTTCCATCCGTTGAGCTGTTCGACGGTCATCCCGAACGCCGCGGCGAGCTCAGCCACCCACGCCACGCGGCGGCCTCGTGTGCGCACCAGGGCGCTGATGTGCTGATGCTTGATGTTGGGCAGGCCTTGGGCCGCCAAGCGGTCAGCCAGCTGCCGCATGGACCACCGGCGTTCGCGCAACAGGGCTTCGATTTTCTGGCCAAGATCCATGTGTGAAGTATGGCCTCACGGCCGCACGGATCGAGCGTCTGCACGCCACGCTTGACGTGGCAATATGGATTGCGGCAAAGTCGGCATCACTGATTGCCGGAGCCCGCCCATGGATGACCTTGAACTGAGCTCCCTGATCGTCGGCAGCTTCGGAAAGCTGGCCGCGAGGGTGGGCTGCAGCCGCCAGAACATCACGCAGTTTCGGGGCAAGAGCCTGCCTGCCGAACTGGCTGGAAAGATCGAGCTTGCTGTCCGGTCTGCTGTCGAAGAGGACGCGGAAGCCGCTGACCGTGCCCAGCAGCTGGGCCGGCTGCCGAAGGCCGAGGCCATGGCGCCTGGCCGCGAGTACCTGCGCGACGCTGAGGGCGGTCTGCACCTGACCCTCGGCCGGAGCTCGCACCCATCGATGCGGCGCCGGAAGCCTGCGCGCGTATCGGCGCGCGTTCTCAAGCATGGCCGCACGTCCTCCCCCCTATCGACCGGCGCGCGCTGAGCGTGCGCGGCCTGCTGCTACGCGTCCTGGATCAACTGGAGCACGCATGAACGTCGAGCGCGCATGGATTGCCTTACCCAAGCCACCGGAGAGGGTGCGTGTGTACGCGCGCCGCGTTCGGGACGGGCACTTGGATGTAGCGCTGAAGCTGCGGCCGAAGGGTACTGAGTGGGAATTCGTGGGATGGCTCGCGAACGACATGCTGCTGGCGGATTTCCGGATCGCGTGCAATCACGCACTGACAGATGCGGAGCGCAAGGTCACAGCCGCGCTGAACGAAGGACCTGACACGCCTTTCATGCTGAGCGTTTCAACCGGCGCTGGCGGGAGCCGCGTCTACTCCGTGATTCGCTCAATGCTCGCGCGCCGAAAGGTGTCCGAGACCGCCATGTTCGAGGGCCGCGAGAGCGCGAACCAGCGTGCGAAGCCGCTGCGCGTGCTGATGCTGGCGGAGGCGTCGTGATGCAGCACTCGACCCCCCAGGCGACCGAGGCACAGAAGTGGCGTTTCGTGCTGATGAAGGAAATCGGCTGCGTGCCGTGCTGGATGCGCGGACACCAGAACGTAGAGCCGGAGATTCATCACCTGCTGTCCGGCGGCATCCGCCGCGGCCATGACGAAACCGTCGCGCTGTGCCAGTGGCACCACAAGGCATGGCCGATCGCGAATCGCTCGCACAAGTGGTGCCGCGAGCATCTGGGCCCAAGCCTGCTGGAGTCGTCTGAGCAATTTCACTTCGAGTTCGGCAGCGACGATGACCTGCTGAGCCTGCAGAACCAGTTCCTGCGCGCCGCAACAGGAGGCCGATATGCCGCGTAGCTACCCACTGCGCCCGGTCGACCTGCGCGCGCACCTGGACGCCGCAGGTCGCGCCAAGGCGATGGATTGGATGCTCGCTCGCAAGGCATGGACTGCCGGCGCTTTGTGCCGCTACCTGATCGACGAGGACGCCGTGCAGACGCGCCGTTGCCTGCTGATCGAGGCATTCCGGGCGGTGGACGGTCTGCACCGCGAGCTGATCGCTGAGGGGCAGCTGCGCCAGATCCCGACCGAGACCGCGCTGATGTACGGCTGGGCTGACGCATGAACGCGCTCAAGCCTCCGCAGTTCACCCCTGAGCAACAACTGCCCCACGCGGTGCGTGCCGCCCTGCGCATCGAGCGAGACAGCGAACGCCTGCTGGTGCTGGTGGGCGTACACGCCTGGCTGCAGCGCAGCCCAACCCCCATGCCGCGCATTGCCGCGGCGCTCAACCTGGACACCGCCGAATGAACGCGACGCCTGACGATTCACCCTCACTGATTCCGGCGCTGCCGGGCTACCGCTCCGTGAGCCCGGAAGAGCTGCAGCTGATCGGCGCGATCAAGGCGCACGAACAGGAAACCCTGCGCTTGCTCCACGACGTGCGCGCACACCTGGCGAAGCAGGACGGCGCCGCGCGTCGCTCCGTAGAGCCGGGCATGACCCACGCGGGATTCGCCGAAGCCGAGCGAGAGCTGGCCCGCCTGATAGACGCCGAGCCCCTGCGCTGGCACTCGATCGCCCGCACGGAGCTGCAGCAGGGATTCATGGCGCTGGTTCGAGCCGTGGCGCAGCCGAGGACGCAGGCATGAGCACGCCCAAGCATCGCCTGACGGCCGAGGCCCACGCCCGGCGAATTTACGCCATCGTGCGCCGGTCGGACGGCCGCGTGCTCGAAACGTTCTGCACGCGCTCGGGCGCGATCCTGTACCGAGGCGAGCAGGTCAAAGCCGGGCATTGGAAAGCCCGCTCGACACGCATCGTGGCCGGCTGGTTCACGCCCGGCGCGGCGCGCCAGGTTGTCCTCGTCCCGCGGCAGGTAGTGGGTGCCCCAAACGATGTCTGAGGCCCCGCTGTTCGCGCTGGCCGACCTGACGTCGGCCGACCTGGTGCTGCTGCGCGGCGCGCTTGACCTTGAGTCGGTAAGGCACGGCGAGACGATGCGGAGCATTCGCTACAACAAGCGCTGCACGACGCACGACGCGATCAACCGCTATCCCACGTTCCGCGCCGCGCTCGCGAACCAGAAGCGCTGCGCCGAACTGCAGAGCCAGATCTTGCGCTTGCTGGAGCCGCCTGGATGAAGCGCCCGACGGCCCGTGACCTGATACGGCTGGCGCGCATGCGGCAGTGCCAGCAGGAGGCGGACGTCGAGCACACGGACGAGCAGGTCCGCGCCGCTGCGCGCGCGCTTGGCCGAGAGAGTCACCTACCGGACCCCGAGCAGCTGGAACTGATGACGGACGAGTAGGCACCGAACACCCCCGCCCGGCCTGCGGCTTGATCCCCGCAGGTATGCCAACCCTCCAGCAGTCGGGCGGGGGTACTTGGAGGGGGAGGACGTGACGATGACTCGACAGAAAGCGGAAACAGCGTTCGGCGCTCCGAGAGAGCGCCCGATTCTCTTCAGCGCGCCGATGGTGCGCGCGATTCTCGACGGCCGGAAGACGCAGACGCGGCGGGTGCTTAAGTTCCCGCGCTTCATCGTCAACGCGCTCGACCAGGAAGAACTGGTTGAAGCACTCAACAAGGCCAAAACCAAGGCGGTTGTCGAGCGCGGGCCTTGCGATGGCGTGAAGAATCGATATTCCTGCCCCTACGGCCAGCCCGGCGACCGGCTGTGGGTGCGGGAGGCTTGGTCGACGCACGCAATCTTCGATCCCTTGCCCCCACGCGACATCACCGCGCGGTCGGTCCACTACTGGGCGGACGGCGATGCTCAGACCGGCAAGCGGCGCCCCGGAATGTTCTTGCCCCGCTGGGCCAGCCGCATCACGCTCGAAGTCACAGGCGTGCGCGTGGAGAGGCTGCGGGACATAAGTGAGAAAGACGCTGAGGCCGAGGGCTGTCCGCTGGATCGCCTGCTAGCGCGCGACTGGTACAGCCAGCTCTGGGAATCCATCAACGGCCCCGGCAGCTGGGACGCCAACCCGTGGGTGTGGGTGGTCGCGTTCAAGCGCATCGAAGCCCCGCAAGGAATTCCAGGAGCTCCCCATGGCGGGTGACTGGATCAAGATGCGCTCCAACCTGTGGGACGACCCACGCGTGGCCGCGGTGTGCGATGCCTGCGGCTGTGGCGAGGCCCAGGCGGTGGGGGCGATGTACTGGCTGTGGGCGACTGCAGACCAGCACAGCGAGGACGGGCTGCTGCCTGGCATGACGGCGCGCCAGATCAACCGCAAGACGGGCGTACAGGGCTTCGCAGAGGCTCTGCAGGCGGCTGGCTGGCTGATTCTGTCCGAAGAAGGGGCGCAGATTGTCCGCTTCGACGAGCACAACGGGACGAGCGCAAAGCGCAGGGCGTCCGAATCGCGCCGCAAAATGTCCGCACGCGATGCGGACAAGCAGCGGACGGAAAGCGGATGCGGCGCGGAAGGCGAGCGGACTGATCCCGGACAGCCTGCGCACCTAGAGGAAGAGAGAGAGAAGAGAGAAGAGCAAGAGCCATCCTCGCTTCGCTCGGATTCGTCATCGGCTGGCGCCGAAGACGCGAAGCGAGCGAAGCAGGAGGCGAAAAAGCAGCGGCTCAAGCAGGTGACCCAGGAGGCGATCGACGCCTACAACGCCCGCATGGCGAAGCCCCGCGGCCTGTTGCCGGGGGTCCGGCTGCTGACCGACGAGCGCATGCGGCAGGTCAAGCGCTGCCTGCCCACCGCGGTCCAGATCGCGCAGAGCACCACCGGCGCGACTGTCATCACGCCCGAGTTCTGGGCGGACTACTTCGAGGCGGTCAGCGCTGATCCGTTCTGGAGCGGGCAAACGCCACCAGGCCGCGGGCACGAGAGCTGGACGCCGAACTTCGACAGCCTCACGCAGCCGGACGTCATGGCGAAGATCTACGAGCGCACCGAGCAGGATGCGCCGCTGGAAGGTGCCGCATGACCGTCCAGATCATCAACGGCGACTGCATCGAGTCGATGCGCGGCATGGCGGACCAGTCCGCGCACTGCTGCATCACGAGCCCGCCGTACTTCGGCCTGCGCGACTACGGCGTCGATGGTCAGATCGGGCTGGAGCAGAGCCCGGCCGAGTTCGTCGCCAAGCTGGTCGAAGTGTTCCGCGAAGTGCGCCGCGTGCTGCGCGATGACGGAACGCTGTGGCTGAACCTGGGCGACAGCTACGCCAATGACGGCAAATGGGGCGGCAGCAGCGGCGGCAAGCATGCAAGCCCGCTGCACGGAAACACCAGCATCGGGCGCACAAAGGTGCAGACCGGCCTCAAGCCGAAAGACCTGATCGGCATCCCCTGGCGCGTAGCCTTCGCGCTGCAGGCCGACGGCTGGTATCTGCGGCAGGACATCATCTGGGCCAAGCCCAACCCCATGCCCGAGAGCGTGCGCGACCGCTGCACGAAGGCGCACGAGTACCTGTTCCTGCTGTCGAAGTCAGAGCGGTACTACTTCGACGGCGAGGCGATCAAGGAGCCGGCCATCTACGGCGGCCCGAACAACGGGGTCGGATTCGGCCACGGTACCGACCGCGACGCGCGCGGTCGCGGGCGGATCTACCAGCCCCCGCAGGGCGGGCCGGTACCGGGTTCGCCGCCGCAGTCGAGAACCCGCCACAAAGGCAACCGCAAGACTTTTCGAGGGGGCGGGGTCTACACCAATGGTCAGGCGTTCAACAACTCAGAGCCTGCCCCTGCGGATTCGATCGGCAACGCACCGAGCGAGACGGGCACACGAAACCGCCGCAGCGTCTGGACCGTCGCCACACGCCCGTTCAAGGGCGCGCACTTCGCCACCTTCCCGCCTGCGCTGATCGAGCCGTGCGTGCTGGCTGGCTGTCCTGTCGGCGGCGCGGTGCTCGATCCGTTCGGCGGTGCTGGCACGACCGGTGTGGTGGCGCAGCGCCACGGACGAAACGCGGTGCTGTGCGAGCTGAACCCGGAGTACGCCGCCATGGCCGAAGCGCGGATTCGCGCTGATCGGCCGCAGCCTGACCTGTTTGGAAGTGCCGCATGAAGATCAAACCCGAAGTCATCGAACGCGCCTATGAGGAGCTGTCCGGCCGCAAGCTGTGGCGCAGGCCGCTGGCGGTGTATCTCACAAGGTCGGGCCGGATCATCGTCGGCACGGGTGGAGCGCCGATACCTGCATCGGCCTCGCTGGTGTGCAACTACCGTCCGCCGCTGGTCAGCCTGGCCGAGTTCACGGGCGACATCGAGCACGAGGCGCAGCTGATGCAGGCGGTTGAGGTAGCGCTGCCTGAGCGAATCCTTGCAGTTCTGTCGAGGGCCCGAAAGGGCTGGCTGACGACCAACCTTGCCCGCGAGGTAGGCGCCCGCACGCCCGAGACAGGCGACGCCTGCGAAGCGCTGTGGCGCGAAGGGAAGATCGGCCGCAAGCGCGAAAAGCCCATCCGCGGCCCGTGGCGCGAACTGTGGGTGAAGCAGACCGACAAGCCAACCCTGCGCCCGGTGCACCTACCCACGGGCCCTGACGCTCCAGCGCGGTGCGCAGGCCGCTACACCACGCCTGGCGCGAAGGTCTGCCAGCGCCGCGAGGACTGCGCCCGCTACCGCGCGCTGATCGACACCTGGAACCAACTGCCCGACGCCGAACGCATGGCCACGCCGGTGCACTCGCAAATGTGCACGGGCAGCGGCACCCCCCACTTCATGGAGATTCGCGATGAAGAGTGAAACCCCGCAGCCCGCAAACATCGGCGACGTGCACAGCAACGAGCCCGGCAGCGGCGCGCGCTACAACGCCGGCAAACCGGCCTTCGAGCTGGTGCCCCTGGTCGCGCTGGAAGATTGCGCGAAGGTGTTCGACTACGGGCGCCAGAGGTACGCGCCGTGGGATTGGGCCAAGGGCATGCCGTGGAGCGCCCCGCTTGGCTGCCTGCTACGCCACCTGAGCGCGTGGCAGCGCGGCGAGGACAACGACCCGGAGAGCGGCCTTCCGCATCTGGGCCACGTCATGGCCAACCTGGTCATGCTCACGACCTACGCGCGGACCTACCCGCAGGGGGATGACCGGACGGAGTGGCTGAAGGAAGCCGCGGCGCAGAAGGAGCCGCCGGATCGAATTAGACCCGAGTGCGGCACCGGCTACCTCGCCCGCTGGGCCAATGCGCCAGAGTGGGCGCAGTGGCTATCTCAAGACGCCGATGGCGCATGCGCATTTAGGGCCGACAAGCCTTTTCTTCACAGAGACTTTTTCCGTCCTGAAAGCTCGTGTTGGAGAGGCGGGCACATGTACCAGTTTACCCGCAGCAACCTCCTCGGCCGCGTCGCCTGCGAGCCGCGGCCGGAGAATGTGATCGACCCTAAGCGAGAGGCGTACCTGAAGCGCTGGAATCAAATCCCACAGTGGGCGAATTACCTAACTCAAGACGTGAACGGAGCCAATACCATCTGGGCACATCGGCCGGAGAAGTCGCCACTCGGGGATACATGGGTTGTTTCAAGCAACGAGCCGAATAGCAGATTCTCCCATTTCTTCGACGACGGCCACGCGCTTGGTCTGGGCTATTTCGGCTGCGAAGTGCGCCCGGGGCTCACGCCGTGAGCGCTGAGCTTCAACTGCGCCCTATCCCATCCAGCCGCGAAGCCGAAGAGGCCTTGCTTGGCGGCCTTCTGCTGTCGCCGAAGGCGCTGGCGAGGATCGCCGACATCGTGCAGCCGGATGATTTCTTCTACGGCGGCAATGGCGCCCTGTATGCCGAGCTGCGCCGCGCCATCGCCGAGCTGCCGGCCGACGACTCGACCACGATCGACGCCCTGACGATTGCAGAGCGCATCGAGGGTACGAAGCTGCACAAGGATTGGGGCTGGGGCGTCGGTGAGCTGCTGGAGCTGTCAAGCCACACCCCTGGCGCGGCCAACATCCGGGCCTACGCTGAAATCGTCCGGGAGCACAGCGCGAAGCGGCAGCTGCTGGACGTCTACATGCGGGCCGTCAACGCGCTCTACGACGACCGCACTCGCGGGGCGGCCGAGATTGCAGCCGAGATCCAGCGCGCGACGCTGCACATCACCGCGCGCGCGGATCGAGGGACAGGGCTTCGCCCACTGCGCGACTTCCTGCGCGAGTGGTTCGCTCTCCTGCAGCAGCGCTACCACGCCGGCATCACCATGACCGGCCTGCCGAGCCCTTGGCCGAGCATCGATGCGCTGACGTTCGGCTGGCAGCAGGAACACCTGATCACGGTAGGCGCTAGGCCGGGCATGGGCAAAACCATATTCGGCTGGGAACAGGCCGTGCACAGCGGCATGTTGGGCATGCGCACCGCAATCTTCTCGCTGGAAATGGGCGGCACTGAGCTTGCGCAGCGCGCTGTGTCGTCGCGCGGGCGAGTGCCTTGGGACTTCCTGCGCAGCCCGCGTGCCTGGACGCGCGGTGACGACGACGAGTTTTGGTCGCGTACCGCTGCTGTGGTTTCCCAGCTCGCCGACGGCAAGATTTTGATTGACGAGACGCCAAGCCTCGCCATCGGGCAGATCGAGGCCCGCTCCGAGCGGGCTCACATGGACGAGCCACTTTCCTGCGTCGTGATCGACCACATCCACCTGATGGACGCGGAGCAGAAGAGCAACCAGAACCAGGCCGATGCGCTCGCGAAGATCAGCGGAGGCCTCAAGCGGCTGGCCAAGCGCCTGCACATCCCCGTGATCGCGCTCGCGCAGCTGAACCGACAGAACACCCAGCGCACCGACAAGCGCCCGACCATGGCCGACCTGCGCAACTCCGGCGCGATCGAGCAGGACAGCGACATCGTGCTGCTGCTGCATCGAGAGGACTACTACCAGCCGCCTGGCGCCGCTAGGACGCACCGCACGGACGTCATCATCGGCAAGGGCCGCAGCCTGCCTGCCGGCGAGGCGATCACGCTCAAGGACCGGTACGACGAAATGCGGCTGGAAGAGTGGGGCGAGGGCGGGCCGCCTGCGATCGAGGAAGAGCGCTCGGGGCCGCTGGCGCGCACCGGCACACGGTGGGGGCAGCGCGGATCGAAGGCGCGCGACAGGGGAGACTCAGAATGAAGGCCGTCATCGTCAACAGGGACATGGAGCCGATCACGAGCGTCGATTTAACGCCCGGAATGGTCAGGATTCTGCAGGATCATCGCGGCCAGCTGGTGCTGTCCTGCATGGACAGGCCAAAGCCCGACTACGATCCGATCGCGATGCCGTTGCGATTGAGCATGCGCACCGTTCACCTGCGCGCACTGGTGCCGCAGCTGACCATCCTGCAGACCGACGATGAAGTGGATGCGCTCACCCTGGACGCCGTATTCCTGGCTGGCCAGCAGTCCGCAGTCAACGCGGTACACGAGCGCGGGCGCGTGCAAGGCTTTGGACAAGGGCTCAGGGCCATGGGGACGATTGCCAGTCAGCTGCGCCGCGGTCTGCAACAGAAGGGCGAGGACGACTGATGGCGATCGCCGAGTATCTGATCCCCTGCAAAACGCCCAACCCGACGCGGGGTTCGCAAGGCAGCTGGCGGGCAGCGGCAGCTCGGCGCAAGCGCCAGCGCCGCGACGCGGCCTACCTGACGCCACGGCGCCTGCGCGCCCCGTGCGTCGTTCAGATGACGCGCTTGAGCCCCGGCGAACTCGACGACGACAACCTGCGGCCGGCTCTCAAGAGCATCCGCGACGGCATCGCTGACGCGCTTGGCATCGATGACCGCGACCCGGCAGTGCGCTGGGAGTACGCCCAGGCTCGATGCAAGCGCGGGGACGAGGGTGTGCGGGTGCGGATCACCAACGGCAAGGACTTGAGCCCATGAGCGCCGCGGAACGCCTGCTGTGCATGCTCAACCCCGGCGCGATGAACCCGCTGCGCTTGCAGGAGGGCAGCAGCAGCACCAGCCCCATGCGGACAGATGCGATGCAGGTTCGCGCGGCCCTGGAGGCCATGCGCCCGCGCGTGCTGTGCACGGCCCTGCTGCTGCGACACATCCCCGAAATGATCCACACCGAAGAGCTCCGCGTGTACCAGCTGCATCTGCTGTCGGAGCTCCAGGAGCGCCAGCGCAAGGAGCGCCATTGGACGCGGCGGCTGCTGCAGCAGGCCGCGATCGTGCGCGCGGCAGTCGCCGAGACAGTGAGCCCTGAGCGCGTGTGCAGGGCATGCGCAGGCGAGGGCACCGTGCCGGTACGTGTGCGCGGCCTGATCGTGCGCACCGAGCCGTGCCAAGCCTGCGACGGGACCGGCCTGCGCCGCTGGCGGCCATCCAAGCGCCGGCGCGCTGCAGGGATCAAGAGTGAGAGCACCTGGCTTCGCAGCTGCGCCGACCCGCACGACTGGCTGGTGCGCTACATCGAGCAGCACCAGCGCGAGGGCGAGCGCGTGCTGATTCGGACGCTAGGGCGTGAACAATAGTCACAGATCGCTAAACCGGTTGACTAAACCGGTATAAGTGCGCAATATGCTCCCACGCCAGCAAAAGCTGGACTCACGGGAGACGGACATGAGCGCATGCGACCACGTTTTCACAGCTACCTTCGCCCATGGCGGGAGCGATTCGCCGGGACGAATCACGCTGGATGCAGCAACCGAATCTGAGGCTATCGCTGAGGCAAACGCTTTCGTCGTTGCCGGGATGCGCAATGGCACATGGATCAACGTGACGCTTCCCGACGGCGCTTACGCCGCAAGGAACGTTCACGGAAAAGCGGTCGGAGCAACGACAAGGCACTCAGCATGAGCGCCTTCGACAAAGCACTGGCCGACTTCATCGCGGTCGCGCGCGCCGAGCTGGAGCTGAAAACCAGCGCGAAGAGCATCGCGTACACGTTCGCAGACGGTGTGCGCCTGCTTTCACCTGACGACGAAGACGACGCGGACGACACGGATGCGCTTGGGCATGCCCTTGAAGCCGCTGCCTACAAGATGACTGACACCGAACATGCCGAAGCGTAAGCCCAAGCAGCAATCGGCATACAGCATGGCAACGCGCTCACGCGCGATCCAGGGTGGCGCCCAGCGGATCGAGGTCATGTTTCCGCCAGACGACATGCAGCGGCTTGAAGCGCTCAAGGCCGCAGGCTTCGCAGACAGCTCAGCCGAGTGCATTCGGCGCGCAGTGCGCGAGGCAGCAACCGGTGTTGACAAGTGACGGTTTTTGCCCCCTAATTTGCCCATCCTGACCGTTCTCTGCCTGACGCCCCGCCCTAAACCGGCGGGGCGTTTGCTTTTGGGGGTGCCAAATGTTTGAGCTGAAAGGGAAAACCCGTTGGGCCATTGTTCTGGGCCTGTGCTTTCTCGCCGGATGCGCAGCGTGGCTGCTGATGGACTGGTCCGGCTACGTCCAAGGCTGGATCGGCTCGACCTTCCGCGCTGCCTCAGGCGGCGTGATCGGGTGGGCGGTCAGCCGATACGTGGTGCGGCTGGACCTGTCCTCACTGCCATCGGAGCAGCGACCGCTTGCCGGTCTGTCGCAAGCGCTGTTGATTGCCGGCTTCGCTGTTGCGGTCGCTGTCGGGGTCTGAGTCGTGCAGCCTGGACGTCACGACAGCCGCGTAGCGTGGCTGGTGGTCCTGCTATGCGGCGCGCTGATCGCCATCGCCTGGTCGACGGCGCCCAAGGCCGCTCCGCGTGTGTCAACCCACGTTAATCAGTCCCCGCCAGCCGCGGCCGAGCAGTATCGAGCCGCGATGACGCGGAGCGCATACCGCATCCATGGGCCGTCAGCGCCTGTCGCAATGCTCGCCGGGCAGATCCACCAGGAAAGCGCGTGGCAGCCGCAGGCGCGCTCCCGGGTGGGTGCCGAGGGCCTGGCGCAGTTCATGCCCGGCACAGCCGCAGACATGGCCGCACGCTTCCCCGCGGACTGCGCACCCGCCAACCCGTTCAGCCCAGCATGGGCCTTCGTGTGCCGCGATCGATACATGGCAGGCCTGCGCAGGCAGCTGCAGAGCCAAGGCAGCGGGCTAGGCGAGTGCGCACGGTGGGTGTTCGCCCTGCGGGCCTACAACGGCGGCATGGGGTGGGTCATCCGCGACAGGCGCAAGGCCAGCGCAGCCGGAGCGGATGCCGACGACTGGATCATCGTGCAGGGCTTCAACGCCGGCCGATCAGCCGCGAACTTCCGCGAGAACACAGAGTACGCGCCGCGCATCCTGCGCTTGCAGGAGCGGTATCGCGGATGGGGCGCCGAGGCCTGCTGATGGACGCCGCGCTGATCTTCGATTGGGCCAAGGCCATCGCCGCCGTGGCCGCTGCTGTCGCCGCCCTCGTGGCGCTTGGGAGGTGGGTGCGTGGCAGGGCGCAGAAGCTGATGGGGCCAGTCAAAGAAGCGCTCGCCGCGCTCAAGCTGATCCCAAAGCTGGTTTCGAAGATGGACGAAATCAGCCACAAACTCATGCTGGCCGAGGCGGAGAATCGCGCCCTGGCAGACAGTGACCCGCACATCGCCCGTTTCACATGCGGCGAAGGCGGATCGAACGAATACGTCAACGCCACATACGCGCGATGGCTCGAAGTCTCCCGTTCGGACCTGATGGGCTGGCGCTGGCTGTCGTATGTGCCCGAAGCCGACCGCGATCGGCTGCGCGAAGAGTGGGAAACCGCACGCGTCGAGCGGCGCGTGTATCGCGTCAGGCACGCAATGCAGACCGCCTACGGTCGACTGATCTACGTAGACACCACAGTCACCCCCGTCCCCGAGGACGGTCCCGTGCATCGCTGGATCGGCGTCATGCGCCGAGTCGAGCACTCAGCAGAGTAGGAGCAACCCATGATCCGCATCATCATCGCGCTGGCCACCGTGCTGGCGCTGTCGGCGTGCGCGTCGACAAAGCTCAACCAGAACCACAAGGCAAGCACTGACGCGTACACGGCAGGACAGACTCAGCTGTCTGTCGCGATCCAGACGATCGCGGACTCCAGCGCGTGCGGGGAAGACGGCCGTTGCGTCGAGAACGCAAAAGCGTTTGCCGCGCTTGCGCTGGCTGCCGCAGGCGCAGGCGGCGCGGCGGCACAGGTGCCCGTGTACGTGGAGCAGCACCACCCAGCGTGGGGCGTGCTCGGGAGTGTGCTCGGCGTTGGTCTACGCGAAACCGGCGCGACGATTCGATCCGAGCACGCGCGCGACCAGTTCCTGGGGCAGGTCGAAGGACAGACGCGCATGTCCGAAGCCGCGTTCGGTCTGGGCGCTGCGGCCGTGGCAGGCGCAAGCCGAACTGCCGAGGCCTACGCAGGCGCGCTGCCTGGACTCGCGCCGTCCATCGTGGTTGGCGGGAACTACGGCGACACCGCCACCGCAGGCCGCGACATGTGGGGCAACGACAACCGCGTGGGCGATGACACGCGCATCCGAACTGGCGCAATCAACACCGGCACACAGAACCGAGGCGGCGTGATCGGCAGCGGTCAGGTCGGCAACGGCCGTCAGGGCTCGCCGGGTCCGTTCCGCGACATTGGCCCGCAGTGTCAGGGTGAGCAGTGCCAGCAGGTGACGCCACCGCCGCCGCCGGTTGATCCGGAGGGCTGACCATGCTGGTGCGAGCAATCATCACGTACATCGCCCTCGCGCTCTCGCTGCTGGCCAATGCCTGGCTGGTGGCCGGTCGCATGGGCGAGGACAAGCGCACTACGCAGACCTGCAACCTGCGCGCGGCCGAGGCAAGCGTGGAAGTGCTGAAAAACCGCGTGGGCGTGCTCGACTGGCTGCTGGTGCAGACGGCAGCGGATCAGGCAGCAACGCTGGCAAGGCTTGATGCAGTCGCAGAGCGTGCGCGAGAGCGTGACGTGCGTTGGCTGCAGGCAGACGTGCCGACGCCAGCGTGCGGGCCTGGACAGGCCTTCATCGACGCGACGAATGCGACGCTGGGGCACGGGCAGTGATGCGCATAGCGCTGCTGCTGATCGCTCTGGCGCTGGCCGGGTGCGATCGGAACAACGTGCGCCCGCAGATCGAGCCGCCGCAGCCGCTGGCGAACGTCTGCGATGCGGCGTGCATGACTCCATGCGACGACGCCAAGGCCGTGGCTCTGTGGCAATGCCCAGATCCGGACGCCGGTGAGTGCTGGAAGCTCCAGAACAGTCAAGTGATCAACCCGCTGGTCACGCTCGCAGAGCGCTGCGAGGTCAAGCGCGCGGCATGCGCGGCCTGCATCGAGCGCAGCGAGAACGCCAACGCTACATGCGGGACCGTGAAGCCGTGTGGCAAGGAGTGACACCGTGTCGACGCGAAAGAAGCCGCCCGCCAAGGGACGCAAAGCGCAGTCCGTCCGCAACGGGCTGAATCTCAAGCAAGCCGCGTTCGTTGCTGCCTACACGACCAACGGCGGGGACGGGAAGAGGGCAGCGCTCGCAGCCGGGTACGGTGAGAAGGGCGCAGAACAACAGGCTTCCAGGCTACTGACCATGCCGCGCGTGCGCGCCGAGGTGCAGCGCATCGCCGCAGCAGGCGCTGAGCGCGCTGAAATCACGGTCGAGCGGATCATGGACGAGCTCGCCCTGGGCGGGTTCGCGGACATCACCGACTTTGTGGAGTGGGATGCACGCGGCGTGCGGCTCAAGCCGTCAAGGAAGCTCGATGCAGCCAAGCGACGCGCCATCGTCGAGGTCGCCGAGACGATGAACGGCGTCAAGATCAAGCTGATGAACAAGCTCGGGGCGCTGGAGCGCATGGGCCAGCAGATCGGCATGTTCAAGCACCAGGTCGAGCTGCCGAGCGATCCAGCGACAGGCCAGCCGCTGGGACTGATCCTCGTGCCGTACAAGGCCCCGGCCCCGACAGCACCACCGCCTGCGCCGCCTGAGCCCGCCGGCGGCGACGATGGGGATTGAGGGAGCAGCACGGCCCCCGATCATCTGGGAGCCCAACCCGAAGCAGCTCGACTTTCTGGCGAGCGACGACTTTGAAGTGCTGTTCGGTGGGGCCGCAGGCGGCGGCAAAAGCGACGCCCTGCTGGTCGACGCGATGGGCGGGCACTGCGGCGGCGTCCAGAACAAGGCATGGCGCGCCATCATCTTCCGGCGCACGTTCCCCGAGCTCCAAGACCTGATCGACCGCAGCCAAGAGCTGTACCCGCTCGCGGTTCCAGGCGCGAAATACAACAAGGTCGAGCACGTTTGGGTGTTCCCCAGCGGCGCGAAGATCTACCTCGGCCACCTGCAGCACGACGCCGACCGGTTCAAGTACCGCGGGCGCAACTTCAACTACATCGCGTTCGACGAGCTCACGCTCTGGGCAACGTCGAAATGCTGGGAATACCTGCGCTCACGCAACCGAACGCAGGACCGATCGCTGCCGTGCTACATGAGGGCAACGACCAACCCGGACGGACCCGGGCAGAAGTGGGTCATGGACTGGTGGGGGATCAGCGAGGACGGCAAGGGCACCCGCCTGACCCGCCTGATCCTGACCGAGGAGTTCGACGAAGAGAAACAGGACTGGATCGAGGTCGAGCGCGAGCGCGCGCGCACCTTCATCCCCGCCAAGCTGGCCGACAACAAACACCTTCGCGGCACCGGCTACCGCGAAACCCTCATGGACATGCCGCCCGAGCAGCGAGACGCGCTGCTGTACGGGCTGTGGCGTGGCAACGCGGTCGAGGGCGCGTACTACCAAGCGCAAATGAGCAAGGTGCGCGCCGAGAACCGCATCACGCGCGTGCCCTGGCTGGTCGACGTGCCCGTCAACACGTTCTGGGATCTTGGCTTCAACGACACCACCGCAATCTGGTTCCACCAGTTCGCGGCCATGGCGCATCGGTTCCCGCTCGCCTACGAAAACAGCGGCGAGACGCTGGCGCACTTCGCGAACTACCTGCAGCAGGTCGGCAAGGACAACGGCATCGTCTACGGCACGCACTACCTGCCGCACGACGCGGACAACCACAGCCTGCAGACCGGCAAGACCGCCAAGCAGATCCTGCAGGAGCTGTTGCCCGGGCATAGGTTCGAGGTTCTTCCACGCACGCCCAACGTGGTGCTGGGCATCCAGCAGACGCGCGCCGCGTTCCCCCACGTGTGGCTCGATCGAGAGGGCTGCAGCGACGGCATCGCCGCGCTGGACGCCTACCGCAAGAGATGGAACCGCCGCGTCGAGGCTTGGATGGACGAGCCCGAGCATGACCGGTTCAGCAACTACGCCGACGGGTTCCGCCAGTTCGGTGAGGGCTACTTCCCTCGCCACCGGCACCGCACGACCGTCACCGACGAAGCCAAAGAAGGCCGCCCGCGCCGCAAGCGCAGTGGCAAGGGCAATTGGAGAGCCGCGTGAGTCAGATCATCATTCCAGGCAACACGCTACGCGCTGCGGCGATCGCCAACGCTGCGCCCGGCCAGCAGGCTAAGGCTGCGCTGGACGCCGAAATCATGCCAACCCTGGCCGCGCTGAGGCTGGACATGGCGCAGGTGCGGGCAATCGGCAGCAAGGGCGACCTGCTGCTGTTCCGCGGCTACCGAGACCTGTTCGGCTTCGGCGCGCGCCCGGCAATGCTGCTGGCGCGCAAGCGCGAGCCCGCGACCAACCATGTGTGGTTCCCGCTTGAAAACCTGTATGTAATCGTCAGCGGCGACGCCGTGCCGCACGCCATTCGGATCGCGGAGCAGCTCTACACATTCGCCACGAAGCAGGACGCGCACAGGGTGCTGGATTGCCTGTTCGAGTTCGCGGAGGACTTGCTTCGCACACCGCCGCAGAAGCGCCTGAGCGCGCGGCAGTGGCTGGACGCGTGCGCCGAGGACGGGATGAAGGTCTTCCACCAGGGTGCCGCGGTCAATGGATGAGATTCGCACCGAGCCCGCGTTCGACCCGGACAGCCGGTACACCGGCCCGGGTGGCGTGTTTCTGCAGGGGCTGCCGCCTGCGAAGCCCAACGCCAAGGCCAACGCGGAGGAAACCCGCCGCGTCCTGAGCCAGCTTGAGGACTGGTTTCAGGAAGGCCGCGACATGCACGCGGACAACAGGCGCGAACAGTTCATCGACTCGGATTTCTACGACGGCGATCAGATCGACCCCGAGACGCGTGCGGAGCTCGAAGACCGCAACCAGGCGCCGCTGGTCTACAACATCATCCACCCGACCATTCAGTGGGTAGTCGGCACGGAGCGCCGAACGCGGATCGACTGGAAGGTGCTGCCGCGCGGGAGCGAGGACGTAGGCCCAGCCAGCGCGAAGACCAGCCTTCTGAAGTTCACGAGCGATGCCAACAACGCCGGCTGGGAGCGCAGCGCCGCGTTCAAGGACGCAGTGCGTGTGGGCGTTGGCTGGACTGAGGAATTCCTGCGCACCGACGCGCTGGAGGAAGAGGTCGGCATCCGGCACCAGCGCTGGCAGGAAATGTGGTGGGATCCATTCTCCCGCGCAGCCAACGCGCAGGACTGCCGGTGGATGGACCGCTCGAAGTACACCGACCTAGACTATGCGATCGCCATGTGGCCGGACCACGCACCTGCGCTGCGCGCAGCTGCGGTGCAGTTCGCCGAGGCAGAAGAGGATCAGGTCGACGAGTGGGACTTGCCCAGCATCTTCATGCAGGCGCACCGCCGCGACGACCCGCGCAAGCGGTTCCTGGGCGTCACCGGAGGCACCAACCGCTGGCGCACGCGAGTGCGCATTCACGAGACGTGGTTCAAGCGACCGAAGGTGCAGCGCCGCGTGCGCGCGCTGGTGGACAGCTACAGCGACCTGAATGGGTCGGTCTTCGACCCGAGTGAAGAGCTGCCCGAGAACGTGGCGCGCGCGCAGCAGCGCGGCGTGATCAGCCTCGTCGACTCGCTCACCGACACCATGTGGCAGGCGTTCTGGCTGCCCGGGACCATGCTGCAGCTGCGGCCAAGCCCGTACAGGCACAACCGGTTCCCGTTCACGCCTATCTGGTGCTACCGGCGCGAGCGCGACGGCATGCCGTACGGCCTGATTCGCATGGTCCGCGACCCGCAGGAGGACTACAACAAGCGCCGCGGCAAAGCCCTGTTCGCCATGTCGACGCATAGGGTGCTGTACGAGGACGACGCGTTCCACGAGGACGATGAAGAGGAAGGCCTTGAGCAGGCCACCATGCCCAATGGGCAGGTCAGGCTGCGGCCGGGTGGCTTGGCCAAGATCAAAGTCGAGACGATGGCCGACGTGGCGAAAGGGCATCTGGAGCTTGCCGAGCAGAGCAAGACGCAGATCCTGGAGACGTCGGGCGTCACGCGGGACAACCTGGGGCAGGAGAGCAGCGCAGCCAGCGGTCGCGCGATCCTCGCGAAGCAACAGCAGGGCGCCGTGGTCACCGCCGAGGTCTTCGACAACTACCGGCTCGCGATCCAGCTCAGCGGCCAGAAGATGCTGAGCATCATCGAGCAATACGTGACGATGCCGAAGCAGATCCGCATTCTCGGGCCCACCGGTGGCGCGGAGTTTCTGACCATCAACGAGCCGCACTTCGACCCGATGACGGGCGAGGTCTGGTTCGACAACGACGTCACCAAGGGCCTGGCGGACTTCGTGGTCGATCAGCAGGACTACCGCGAAACGCAGCGCATGGCCATGGCCGAGCAGCTGTTCGAAATGATCGGCCGCCTGCCGCCTGAAATGGCGATCATGCTGATGGACCTGCCCATCGAGCTGTCGGACCTGCCGAACAAGGACGAGTTCATCCGCCGCATTCGCGCGATGAACGGCACAGACCCGCAGCCCGAAGACCCCAACGCGGCAGCCGAGCAGGCCGCACAGCAGCAGGCACAGCAGCGTCAGCAGCAGCTGCAGGAAGAAATCGCCGCGGCCAAGGCCGACCGCGAGCGTGCAGCGGCCGAAAACCTGCGCGCGCAGGCCAAGGCCAAGAGCATGGAAGGCCGAGCCAAGTCCCTGGACGTCGCCGCACTGGCGGCGGCCTCAATACCGCTGGTGCCCGCAGCTGATCGGCTCTATGAGCCGCCCAAGCCGCAGCAGCAGCCCATCCCCCCACAGTGAGCGAGACACCTATGAACGATCCCCGCGACGAACGGCTGGACTACGACGACCTGAGCGACGCCGAGCGCGCCGCGATCGAGGGCGATACCGACACGGGCAGCGCGCCGGCGCCAGCGCCTGCGCCGACACCGGAGCCGACGCCGACCCAGACCCCCGCAGATGACAGCGCAACGCATGAGCTGCGCGAAGCAGCCAGCGCGCTGACCGCGGCGGCGCAGGCGCTGCAGCAGAGTCAGGCACAAGCCGCAGCGCAACAGCAGCCGGCAGCCCAAGAAACAGCCGCCGCGCCGCGCGACTTCAATGCGGAGCTGGTCGCGCTGGAAACCCGGTACGACGATGGCGAGCTGGACATGAAGGAGTTCCTGCGCGCTCGCGATGAAGTCAACCGCGCGCAGGTGGCTGCTGAAATGGCGCAGCAGCTTTCAGCCCAGCAGCAGCAGCAGGCCCACCAGGATTGGGCCAGCGCATACGTCGGATTCTTCAGCGGCGCGGAAGCCGAAGCGAACGCGCGTCTTGCAACCGATGCCCTGAAACCCGGGTTCGATGCGCTGGCTGTGCGGCTGGTCGCCGAAGGCAAGGGCTACCAGGAAGCACTCACGGAAGCTCGCCGGGTGGTGTTCGAGCAGGTAGGCATTCCGCTGCCTGGGGCTGTCTCACGCGACGACGCTGTAGCCAAGGCGCTGAAGGATCGCCAGCCCGGCACGCGGCCCGGCCCCTCGCTGGGCGACCTGCCCACCGCAGCAGGCATGGCAACGGGCGCGGCCGAACAGATCGACAGCCTGCCGATCGAGGAAATGGAAGCCCGCATCGCGCGCATGAACCCGACAGAGCTCGAAGAGTTCTTGGCCAGCGCGGAAGGCGGGTTGCGTGACTATCCCCGCGCTGGCCGCGACTGAGTAGCCACGCATGGCGATGTTCCAAGACCTGCGGCCGGGCGACTCCATCCGCGTCGGCACCACCACAATCACCGTCCAGGCAAAGACCGGAGCCCGCGCACGGCTCCGGATCGACAGCCCCGAGGACGTCCAAGTGGTGCGCGCGGAGGACGCCAGCAGCGACGTCGCCGACACCACGCCGCGCGCTCCGGGCATGACCCCAAGCGCGCCGGCAGCAAAACCCACATCGCTGGCTGTTCCCGCGCTCAAGTTCGGGTAAGCTGGCGCCACTCCGCGCGCATGAGCGCGCGGCCCAATCCGTAGGCGCATGAGTGCCGACCCCTGTTTCCTCAAGGAGTCCACTCATGTCTCAGACTGTTCATGGCGTCAACAGCCCGCAGGCTGTCAAGCGCTGGGCCGCTACCCTCTACGTCGATCAGGTCCGCGAGAGCTATTGGGGCTCGCGCTTCGAAGGCGCCGGCCAGACCCCCAACACGCCCATTCAGGTGCTGACCGACCTGCAGAGCGAAGCGGGCGACACGATCAAGTTCGACCTGGCCAAGCAGCTGCGCGGCCGTGCCACGTTCGGCGATGACCGTCTCGCCGGCAAGCTCGAAGCGCTGCGCTTCGCACAGGACGAAATCAAGATCAACCAGGTCCGCTGCGGCGTCTCGGCCGGTGGCCGCATGACCCGTAAGCGCGTGCTGCACGACCTGCGCTCTGTCGCCCGCGCGCGTCAGTCCGAATGGTGGGCGCGTTGGAACGACGAATTCCACGCGATGACCGCCGCCGGTGCCCGTGGCATCAACGACGACTTCATCGAAGGTCTGGACTTCAACGGCATCCCGGACACGCAGGTGTTCCAGGCGCCGGACGCAGGCCATACGCTGTTTGGCGGCGCGGCCACCAGTAAGGGCTCGCTGACCGTCAACGACAAGTGTTCGCTGTCGCTGATCGAAAAGCTGGTGACCAAGGCCAAGACCTACGGCGGCGGAAGCAAGGACGAGTCGCGTATCAAGCCGATCCGCATCGACGGCGGCGAGCACTTCGTCTACCTGATCCACCCGTTCCAGGAATACGACCTGCGCGTCAACACCAGCGTCGGCCAGTGGCTCGACATCCAGAAGGCTGCGGCGGGTGCTGAGGGTCGCAAGGGCCCGATCTTCCGCGGCGGCGTCGGCATGTACAACAACGTCGTGATTCACACCCACGAAACCGTTGTTCGCTTCGGTGACTACGGCGTGGGCAACAACGTTGCGGCTGCCCGCGGCATCTTCATGGGCAAGCAGGCGATGACCAAGGCCTACGGCAGCCCGGGTAACGACATGCGCATGAAGTGGTTCGAGGAGCTGGAAGACCACGACAACGAAATCGTCATGTCGTCGAGCTGCATCAAGGGCCTCAAGGCCACGCAGTTCGATGGCAAGCGCTTCGGCATGCTGGTCACCGACACCGCCGCCGCGGATCCCAACGTCTGACCGCCTGACGCGCCGGGTTCACCGCCCGGCGCGTCACCGCTCACCCTTCAAGGAGCACTCCAATGCCCGATTTCAACAACCCCGCCACTGTCCAGGGCCCGCAGCCGACGCCCTACAACAATGGCCAACCGTGCGTCATTTCCTCGCGCTTCGACTTCGCGAACGCGGCGTATCGCCCTGCCGCTCTGGCGGCCAACGACCGCATCTTGATCGGCATCGTGCCTGCCGGCTGCAAGCTGGTGCCCCACCTGAGCCGGATTGCCCTGCCTGCGCTGTCCACCGGCACCGGCAACTACTCCGTTGGCATCACGGGCTCTGCCGCCAACCTGGCTGCAGCTGCGGTTTCGAACACCGCTCGCGTGCTGTCGGGGGAAACGATTCTGCAAGGGTCGGTCGGTAGCCGCGAGGTCGATACGCCGATCTATGCAGTGATCACCGTCGCTTCGCAGGCGGTCCCCGTGACCGGCGCGATCGTCGCGGATCTCGTCGTGCGCCCCTACGACACCACCATCGACGGCTGATCGCCGATCGAGCAACCACTGTGAACACGACGCCCGGCCTCGCGCCGGGCGTCGCACATAGCGACCACGGAGACGTCAACCCATGAGCACATTCAAGCCCCATATCGTCGAGTGCATCCTTCGCCGCGAAGGCGGCACGCACGTTGCGTTCGACGACTGCGCCCGCTGGCCTGCCGGCGCCTATCACTTCCGGCCGGGCCTGCTGCAGGACGCCCGCCACGCCTGCGTGATCCCCGTGCGGGAGCACTTCGAGCGCCTGATCAGCCTGCCGGAGGCCTATCGTGTGCCTCACGCGGATGACCTGATCACGGCACCGCCCGCGCCTGCTGCGCCGAAAGCGGCTGCAGCGGCCAGCGCGCCCGCCGCGGCTCAGGAAGGCGAGCAGTCGCCCGACGGCCAGAAGGACGGCGATGATGACGATGACGATGACGACACCACTGCCGACGCCTGGGACGCCACCAAGGTGCTTGCGCTAGGGGTCAACAAGATCACCCCGCTGGCCAAGAACTACACGGACGAGCAGCTGCGCGAGCTGATCGACAAGGAAGGCCAGCGCCCTGACCCGCGCGAAAGCCTCGTGCGACTGCTGACCGCCACCCTGCGCGGCCGAGCTGCAGGCTGATCCATGGAGCGCCGGGAACTGCGCCAGCTGCTGCGGGACGTGCTGGATGACAACAACGTCCCGCCGCTGTGGTCAGACAGCGCGTTAAACGAGTACCTGTCCGACGCTGTGCAGCAGGCATGCGTGCGCGCGCGCCTGCTGCAGGAGTCCGTGGACCCTGCGCTGACGCGTATCGAGCTGATCGAAGGCCAGTCGCTCTACACCCTGCACCCGCAGGTGCTGGCTATCCGCTCCGCCGCGCTGGTAGTGCGGAAACACCCCTGCGAGCTGACCACGGTGCGCCAGATGGATCGGGACTATCCCGGCTACCAGGTGCGCGAGACCAACGGCGGCAACCGCGAAACGTTCCTCGTGCTCGACGAGCAGAAAGGCCACATTCGCGTGTGGCCTACGCCCAGCGCGCCGGATGACCCGCTGGTGCCCGAAGCGCTGGCGCTGACTGTGTGGCGGCTGCCCACCGAAATGGAAGCGATGGACAGCGACTCGGACGAGCCCGCTGTGCCCGTGCACATGCACCGCGACCTGATCGATTGGGCCGAGCATCTGGCCTATCTCAGGACGGACGCCGAGACGCGTGACGTGGGGCGATCGAACGAGGCTGCCGGTCGCTTTGCGGCGAAGTTCGGCATCAACCCGACTTGGCGGCAGATCCAGCTTTGGGGGCACTCGCCCCGCCGCGGCTCGCGCGCGAGGTTCACCTGATGGCACGGACCTTCGGCGAATACAGCCCGGACGTGCCGCTCAACACGACGTGGGAGGAAGAGCTGGTACTGGCCGACGAGGACGGCGTGCCGCTCGACCTGACTGGCTACGAGGCGCGCGCCCAGCTGCGCACGAGCAAGGATGCGCCCGGGCCCCCGGTGTTCGCGCTCTCAAGCGTTGGCGCCGGCGCCACGCTGACCGTGCAGCCTGGCGGAGAGATTGGGCTGCTGGCCTTGGCGGTGCCGCGCACGCAGGTCATGGCGCTCTCCCCCAACAACGCCAAACGCAAGCTGGTGTGGGACATCGAGCTCTACATCCCCGGCACCGGCGGCGCTGACGACTATGTGATTCCCGCGGTGCAGGGCAAGGTCAATCTACTGCCGCGCGCAACCAGGGCCGACTTGGCATGAGCATCACCGTCCGACCCACTGTCGTCACTGTCCGCGGCGGCCGTCAGAACGTCGTCCGCGTCGACCGCACCACTGCCGTGCGCATCGCGGCCGGCGTCGGCCCACGCGGGCCCGCAGGCCCCTCTGGCGCGGCGCAAGACAGTTTCGACTTCACGCAGGCATCGCCTGCACTGCAGTGGTCAATCAGCCACAACCTGGGGCGGCGGCCGATCGTTGAGCTGTTCAGCGTAGGCGGCGCCGAAATCGAGGCCGACGTGATCCACCTGAGCAACGATCAAGTGATCGTCAACTTCGTGATTCCCACTGCGGGCTCCGCTCGCCTGATCTAAGGACACCCCATGGCACGGCAGGTACTCACTGACCTTGATTTCAACAGCGTCGCGCGGATCAACAACCTGCCGGATGCTGTCAGTGCACAGCAGCCGGTCACGCTCGCCCAGCTCAACGCGGTCAACGAGGGGCTGAGCTGGAAAGACTCGGTTCGCGTTTCGACTGCCAGCAACATCAACTTGGCATCGCCCGGTGCGTCGCTTGACGGCATCACCATGGCGACGAACGACCGCGTGCTGGTGCGCGGACAGACGCTGCAGCCCGCGAACGGCGTCTACATCTGGAACGGCGCGGCTACCCCGATGACGCGCTCGCCAGACGCGAACACAGCGAACGAGCTGGAGTCCGCGGTAGTCGTGGTCGAAGAGGGCACCAGCGGCGGCTCGACGTTCCGCCAGCAGACGGTGAACTTCGTGCTCGACACGGGGAACGTGGTGTGGGTCGCGTTCGGTACGGCCACGCCGCCCGCCACGGAAGCGACTGCAGGTATCGCAGAGATTGCCACGCAGGCCGAAACGGACACCGGCACCGACGACACGCGCATCGTCACCCCGCTCAAGCTGACAAATTGGGCAGGGCGCGCGCGGAAACACACGGTCGACATCGGCGACGGTTCAAACACGAGCTACACGGTCACGCACAACTTCAACACCCGCGACGTCGACGTGGCCGTCCGCCGAAACAGCGGCGCCTTTGACTTCGTGATCGTCGACACAGAGGCCACCACGCTCAACACGGTGACGGTGCGCTTTGCCTCAGGTTTGGCGCCAGCTTCGAACGCCTTCCGCGTCTTCGTCCAGGGGTAACGCGACTCCGTGGCTATCACCGTAGTCCAGACGTCAGCGCTGACCCGGACGAGCTTCGGGAGCGGCAACCCGACGGTTTCGTTTTCGACGGCGCCCGGCGTGGGGTCGACGATCCTGATCGTCGTGGTGAACTATCACGCGCTGAGCCCCGTGCTGAACAGCGTAACGGTTAACGCCGAGGAAGCGCTGAACGACGCGACACACACGTCGGGCACGTCACAAGTCAGCATCTGGCGGGTCAGCGAATATCCCGGCGGCACAGCCACCATCACAGTCAACCCGTTCGAGACGTCCGGGCACTTCATCACAGCGTGCGCAATCGAGGTCACAGGGCTCGATCCCACCGAGCCATTGGGACAGACAGCGAACCAGACCAGCACAGGCAGCCCTCAAGTTGTGCCGTCAGGCGGCATGCTGTCGGTGCCGCAGTTTGTGCTCGGCGCGTTCGGGATCACTACAGGCATCACGAACAACGGCGTGGTCGCCACTGCCGGCACTCCGCTCTACACGGAGAGCAACAGCAACAGCTTTGCAGCCGGCGGGGCGTCCTACATTCAAGCGGTCAATACGCTTGGGGCCAGTGTCAGCTGGACCACGACGTCGAGCCCCCCGTGGTTCAGTGTCGTCGCGGCGTACAAGCCGCCGCCGCAAGCTGGCGCGTCGTTCGTGCCCGGGATCACGCTCGCCAATGAGACCGTGTTCGTCCCTGTCGTCGAAGAGAGCATCGGAGCGTTCAACGCAGGATCGATCCCGCGTCTGGGGCCGACGGGCAAGCTCGATCCCAGCATGGTCGACATCACCGCAGCGGGTACGACAGATGCGGTGCAGCTGAGGGGCGTGACTGGTCAGCTCTCGTCAGACGAGTTCCTGTTCTGGGACAACTTCAACAACATCCTCAACTCGGGCGGCGGCTTCGGGTGGATCAACGCAGGTGTGGGACCGACTCGGCTGGTGCCTATCGCCGCGGGTGGGCGCAATGGCGCACAGCTGACCACGCAGTACAGCGCCAACAACGCGTTCGCCGGGCTCCGCATGTACGCGCGCGATACGTCGCTGGGCGAGCAGTGCGAGTCGTGGCTGATCTCGTCGGGCGACCTTGGCGGCGTGGAGGCAAGCGTTCGCGTCCTGAGTGGGGCGTTCGAGCCGGTGTTCTACAGTAGCTTGCTCAGCGTCGACCCGTTTCCAGTGCTGCATACAGGGAACACGCGCACGATCAACGACATCGGTCTCTGGGGCACCGGCAACATCAGCATCGGCGCGTCAGTAGTCGTAGATCCGCTGACTCTCTCAAACTCGACTCCGGCTGCACCGGCCGCCAACAACGTGCGTGTGTTCGGCCGGAAGCTCGCGGAACGCATGCACCCGGCGTTCATTGGGCCAAGCGGGCTGGCGCAAGGCATGCAGCGGACGCTGGCAGGCGCCAATGTCGGGTATTGGGCACCGCCGGGTAATGCAACAACCGTCCCCGCTGTTCTTGGCTTCACTGCGGTTACTGTCACGGGCTTCACCGCGACAGCGCGCAACATCGCCACGACTAACCGCTTCACGCGCATGCGTAGGCTCGGCTATGTGACCGCAGCGACCGCCGGCACGGTAGGACATTGGCGCGTAGGCGTATACCAGTACACGGTCGGCGGAGCGTCTGGGAGCGGCGGGTTCTTCTACGTCAAGCGGTTCGGAATCTCAGACCCAGCCGCTGTCGCGGGTGCTCGCATGTTCATTGGCATGCGGTTCAGCTCGACGCCTGCCAACGCGGAGCCGTCCACGCTGACCAACTGCGTAGGCGTCGGCCACAACGCGGCGCATACGAACCTGCACATTTTCTACGGCGGCAGCGCGGCCCAGACGCCTATCAATCTGGGCGCGAACTTCCCAATCACCCATGGGTCGGTGGAGGCGTACGAGCTGGCGCTGTTCAGTGCGTCCAACAGCGGCGATGTGCACTGGCAGGTGACTCGGCTGTCGAACGGCAACACGGCCTCCGGGACCATCGTCAACAGCGGGGCCACCGTGCTCCCGACTGAAACCACGCTGTTGGCCCCGTGGGGCTACCGAACCAACAACGCCACGGCCCTGGCGGTCGGCTTGGACGTCATGTCCGCCTACATCGAGACGGACTTCTGATCGTGCCCAAGGTCAACGACAACGAGCTGATTCAGATCGCGGGCTTTTCCGGCCTGAACAACGTCGACCGCGAGTTCGCTTCGGTGTTGGGCGGCGAGCCTGGCGGCGCGCGCGTGGCGCCGCTACGCGCGGCTGAGAACGTCGACATCGACAACGCCCTCAAGATGCGCACGCGCCGCGGCTGGGCGCGGCTTCTGGCGGCTGACAACGCGCGCGGGCTCTGGTCGGTCGAGGGCCTGGGCTGGGGGTTGGTCGCGTTCGGCGAAGAGCTGCACCAGGTGCAAGCAGACGGCACGACCGCAGTGGTGGCAACCGGGCTCGACCCCAACGCCACGCCCTGCTATGCCGAAATCAACGGGGTCGCATACTGGTCAGACGGCCGCACCATCGGGCGCGTGTTCGCTGACGGCAGCACAGCGCGCGTGGGGTGCGAGCAGCCTGCAGGGCAGCCGCTGGTCAGCCCTGCAAGCGCTGGCGGTCTCGCCGCCGGGATCTACCAGATCGCGATCACCTACCAGGACTCTACCGGCCAAGAGTCCGGCGCAGGCCTGGCCGTCGAGCTCAGCGTGCAGGCCGGGCAGGGCATCGAGCTACAGGCCATCCCGCAGCCGGCAGACCCGACCACGCGCGTCAACGTGTACGCGACGTCCGCCAACGGTTCGGAGTTCCACCTGCGCGCCCAGCTGCCCGCAGGCGCGACGGTCTTCGTGCTCGGGCACGGGCCCGAAGGCCGAAAGCTGGAAACGCAGTTCCTGGCGCCAATGCCCGCCGGGCAGATGATGGCCGCAGCGAATGGGCGCCTCTTCGTCATGCGCGGGAACGTGCTCTGGCACTCGGAGCCGCTGCGCTACGGGCTCACGCGGCCGGCGGCCAATTGGGTCACCTACGCCGGCGCGCCCTCGCTGCTGCTGGCTGTCGGCGCTGCAGATGCCGGCAGCGGCCTGTTCGTCGCCGCGGGCTCGCGCACCTACTGGCAGTCCGGCGCCGATCCGCGCAACTGGCAGCGCGTCATCGCCTACCCGCATGGCGCCATCGCCGGCACCGGCATGGTCGCGCCTGGGAGCTACTTCGGGCTGGAGACGACTCAGCCGGTGGCGTACTGGCTGGCCAGCAATGGCGTGTTCTGCATCGGCTCGCCGGGCGGCAACGTGTCGCCGTTCTCCGAACGTACCTTCGTGGCCGACCCCGCCGACCAGGGCGCCAGCCTGCTGCGCGAGGTCGACGGCATCCGGCAGGCAATCACGGTGACGCGCGGCGGGCGCCGGAGCGGGTTCGCTCTGCGCGACTCGGCCAGCGCCGAAGTCGTGCGCAACGGAATCAGGGAGCCCTGATGCTCGACCATCTTCGACGCGCGCCCGATCAGCAGATCGCAGAGCGCCGCGCCCTCTGCAACAGCTGCGAGCACCGCGTCCCTGCAGCTGGGATCAGACCCGCGACATGTGGAAAGTGCGGCTGTGTGCTGGCCGTGAAAACCGCCTTCAAAACCCAATCCTGCCCACTCAAGAAATGGTGACCCGCATGAGTCTTCTCGCCCGCCTGGAAAAGGACCGCTCCGCGCTGGGGCGGATGATCCGTAACCACCACTACGAGCGCGCCTCCGATGGCGTGCGCATGCGCAATGGCCTGTTCATCGGCGGCCATGCCGAGGTCGCCGTCAACGGCGGGCCTTGGGAAGTGGCCCCGAATCTGGTGACCAACCAGGGTATCGACTACCTGCTGTCGGCTGCGCTGAACGGCGGAACGCCTGACTCCGGATGGCATCTGGCCCCCTACTTCGGCACCGCCAGCCCCGTGGCTACCGTGACGGCAGCCACCTTCAACGCGACCATGCAGGAGTTCCAGAACTACGCCGAGACCCCACGCCCCGCATGGACGGTCACCGCCGGCGCGCAGTCGCTCAGCAATGCCACCGCGGCTGCGCTGATCACCATCAATCAGGCGAACCAGACCGTTCGCGGCATCGGTGTCATGAGCGTCGGCACCAAGCTGGCTGGCAGTGGCTTCCTTCTGGCCATCGCGCCGTTCGCGTCCGCCAAGACCGCCCTGGGCGTGGACGACACGCTCAGCCTGATCTACACCCTGACCGGGGCCGACGGCGGGCCGTAAATGCGCTTCACCGGCGAAGTCACATGGAAGACGGTAGGCGACGCCCAGCAGGCCGCCGCCTACCGTCCGACTGCCCGCCTTCTGGTCGGGCAGACCCTGACGACGCTCGGGCCTGGGGTCGACACCTACACGCGCAGGGTGCGGCTGAACGACGGAACGTTGATCACCGTGCAGCTGCTGCCGCAACAGCAGCCGATTGTCACCATCGACGTGGCGACCGGGCGGCCCGCACAGCGACGGCAGGTGCTGGAGGCGTCCATCTGGATCCCGCGCGGGTTCGTGGTGCTGCCGATCAACTCGGCCAACCGCGCAGGCTGGGGGCTGCCGATCGTGCAGGAGTTCGACCCCGCGTTCTCGGAGGACTTGCAGACCTTCGCGCCGGGGAATCTGGCGCCCGGGCTGGACGTGGCGCGCTGGACGCCTGGCGGGCCGCTGGCGCAGGTGCTGATCACCCGCGATCGAGACGGCGGGTATCCGGTAGAGCCCAACACGCGCAGCCGCACCTATGTGGACGTCTCGCCCAACTATCACCCGCGGTTCGGACCCTTCCCCGCAGTGCTGGACGTGCCGACAGGCCCATGGGGTGCCTACCGGCTGGAGTTCAACGACTTCGAGCTGCAGTCGCTCCGCACCGACGTGGACCCGCAGACCGTCAAGGACTCGAAGCGGGAAATGTTCAACCTGCTGAACGGGCACCGCGCTTCGGTGGGCCGCCCGCCGCTGAATCCGCCGCTCCGCGGCAGCTTCGACTCAGCGCAGGTCGCGTGTGAGGCCAGCTGGGAGACGCGCCTGTACGGGCACATGGTCGGGGGCTTCCCGAGCACGTACAAGACCTACAACGCGCGCAGCGCCAAGAACGGTTGGCTGTGCGAAGAGGACGGCGGCACCAGCGAGTTCAGCATGGTCGAGCGCGTGGCCATGTACGGATCGGAAATCCTCGTCGGCTTCGCGGACGAGTACGAATCCCTCGGGCTCGACCTGAACGGCTGGCCGGTGCTGCGGCTGGTTGGCACTCGCTACCAGATCACCCCCACGTTCGCACTCGCTGGCTGGCTCAGCTCCACGCGACATCGCGCCGTCATCGAGTCGCCCATCTACGACGACAAGCCCGCGCAGGCAACGACCACGCACCTGGGCTTTCGTCCTGGCACCGTCGCCGCCGTGTTCGAGCGCAACCAGCAGTGGATCCAGTGCGGGAACCGGTATTGGCTGTCCCAGCACCCGGAAGTGCCGCCGCTGTCGTGGAAGAGCTTCGACACGCTCAATCTGCTGTGGGAGACGATGCCGGTCGCACTGCAGGCGGGCTTGCCCGTCTCTGGCGGCGGGCTGCGCGCTGCGTTCACGTTCTACTTCAACGAGCCGCAGGACTGGCTGGACGAAACCACGATCGGGACCGATCCACCGGGCGAGGAAGTGCCGTTCACCTTCAATCGCGATGCGCAGGTGCTGCGGCAGCTGGCAGGCGGACAAATCAACTACCGCACGCCCCTGGGCGGCGAGCTCTACATGCGCGGGCGCTGCATCGCCATCGCCCCCGACAGCGGTTTCGTGCTCGGCGCCGGCGTGGCGCGGCTCAACTTCGACAACCGCACCGTGTGGCGCCTGATCGTGATCGCCCACCATCGCGAGGACCAGCCGGCAGAGACGCTGCCGGAAGTCTTCACGCTTTCCACGCCGGTTCCGGAGTTCACCGCGCGCTGCCGGCTCTGGTGGACCGACTTCGAGAATGACCCGGCTGTCGCCCCGGACGAGCAGGGCTCGCGCGTGATCCTGCCCTGCCACCCGCGTACCGTCGTGCGCAAGGTGTTCGGCCGCGAGGAAGGCAGCGACGGCCCGCATCCGTCCATCGAGTTCGGCCCGGAAAGCACATGGCGCGGCGGCGAGCTGCTGGACGTGAGCCGCACCGGCCTGGCCTACCTTCTCAAGTACGACTGCCTGTGGACGTTCGACCCGCCCGGGCTGCAGGCGGCGTGCATCCGCAGCGGCTTCTACGCCAGCGAGTTCGACACCTGGAGCTTCAGTACCGATCCGCTCAACCAGCAATCTACGTGGGTGCGCACCGCGGAGCCTAGCCTGCTGTCGCCTATCTGGGAGGAAGGTGCGGGCTCGATCAGCATCACCAACAAGCGCTTCAACTTCATCCCCGGCGGCGATCCGATCTACTGCCGACTGCAGCTGACGCACCAGCAGAACAGCGTGTCGGCCTCGCTGACCTTCGAGCACTTTGCCGGCGAGCTCAACGCGGCGGAGCCAGCCGAGGACTACGTATTCAGCGCCAACCCGCCGCGGCTTCACCAGCAGTGGGCCGCCGACAACTACGCCGGCTGCGCGCCGCGCGTGCTTCGTCCTGTTGCCGTCTACTGGCGGGGGTCCGCCCTACGCGCGCTCTACGATGTTTCCATCATCGAGCCCACGACCCGCATGAATACGATCGACCGCGGTCCGCCTGTTGTCACCACGCTCGCGTTCCCGGATCTTGACCTTGCCTGCGTCGGCCGTGGTCTGGTTCGGGGGCCGGCAATGCTCGACGCGGAAACTGCCCGCGGCCTCGTCTATGACGCGGAGCTCTACAGCTCCGACATCGCCCAGCACGACGTGGACATCGCTGCACTGTGGGCGTCGGTCTATCACGTCTCGGATGACCACTTGGCCTATGCCGTAGTCGGTGCGCGCACGCCGTTCTACTTCGACGAATCGCCCACCTTCGGCGCGTCCTGGTGCGGCGGGCGGGACCTGCTGGTGAGGCGCTTTCCGGGCTACGACGCGCCTGATCCGGAGGACACGCGTTACGAGGACACCTACTTCGAAGACTTCTGCGATTGGGCGCCGACCACGCGCGAGACGATCGCGGTTCGAGTCGTGCACAACGGCATCGCAGTGGTGGACACCAACCTACCGAATCCGGGCGGGCACTACACATTCCCGCGCGGGCTCTGGGCCACGGCCTCTACGATCTTCGGCGGCCTATGCCCTCGCAACGCGAGCCCCTATTCGAGCGGAAACCTGTGCGTGGACCGCGCCGGAAACTGGCTGCTTGCCGTGACGTTCGGGGCACAGCCCGGCGGCTTTCCGAAGCGCATGACGACTCCCGCTGCATCCGCCGGCCCGTTCAGCTGTTCCACCGGCGGCACCTTGGTGGTGCCCATCATCGGGCTGGGCGCGCGCTTCTCCCAGAACGGCGAGCCCTGCAACGTGGCTGGCCACTGGTCCAGCAGCTTCGCCGACCTGGGCGAGCTGACCGAAACACCGGGCGAGTCCTGGTCTGTCTACGTGAGGCTGGTATGAGCGGATGCTTCTGGACCGGGTACATCAACTGTGCGGAACCCTCCTGCGGAGGCGACACCCCGGTGACTCCAACGGGCGTGCAGCACATCGCCATCTACACCGGAAATCCGCCCGCGTTTTTGGGCACGATCAGCGCGCTCGACTATTTCGACGGCTACGAATTCGAATGGCCGGGCTTGGGCGTTGCCTTTGACTGCGCCAACGAGCGTTCCCCGTTCGACGGACCCGAAGAACCGACCAGCATGTTCGGCCTTGGCTACGACGAAGTGCAGGTAGGCGGCATCTGGTACTCCACCACTGACTTCATCCCGCCGCCCGGAAGCTTTGAAGAGCAGAGCCCCTGCGTCGACACGCCGCCTGGCGATGAATTTCTCTACCAGCTGCTGGGGCCTTTCACCGTGCGCTTCCGCGGCGGTGCGCTTCCCGAGGTCGAGCTGCCGGCCTACATCGTTTCCAACACGGGAAGCTGACATGACCCTTCAAGTCTCCAACGGCTTCAAAGCGCTGATCCTGGGGCCGCGGTCCTTCGAGAGCATCTTCGCGGGCGGCGCCATCGCGGTCTACTCGGGCGACCGACCGGACACGGCCGATGATCAGATCCCGGTAGGCGCCGTGCTTCTCGGGCACATCACGACCAACGGCCTGCCCTGGTCGGCGCTCAGTCAAGCCAACGGGCTGACCTATGCGCGCCAAGGCCCGTTCGTCACCAAGCCCATCGGCGTGCCTTGGGCGATCACGCCCACAGGCTCAGGGCTGGCGACCTGGTTCCGCGTGCTCAGCAACACGCCCGACAACGGATCGCTGAGCTTCGACCTTGCGCGCATCGACGGCGACATTTCACCCAGCAACCCAGACGCAGAAATGCGCCTTCTCAACCCCGTGCTGCAGGTCGGCGTCGTCAAGACGCTCGACCACTTCCTCTACACCATCCCCCCCGTCGTAGGACTCTGAGCCATGGCCATCCAGTATTCCGTTGCGCTGAAAAACGCACTGCTTGCCTCCAACAGCCTCAAGGAAGCGTTGGAGTCGGCAAACGCCGCACCGGTCGGCATGTACCTGTTCCTGTTCGCTGGCCCGGTGCCAGCGACGCCCGATGCCGCCCTGAACATGGCCGCCGACCATACGCAGGTGGTCAAGGTCGCGGCCGATGCCACGGCCATCGCCAATGGCATCGTGCCGCTGCAGCTCGCCGCGACCGCCACCGCTGGCTACATCACGAAGGCCACGGCACAGACGTGGAAGGGCTTGATCGACTTCGACGGCGTGAGTTCGGCTGCGCCCAGCCTGGCGCCGACGTTCTTCCGGCTCTGCGCCGGCGGTGACAACGGCCGCGGCGCGGGCGGCGCTTCGAGCTTCCGCGTGCAGGGCACCTGCGGCGTCGTCGGCGCTGACCTGCTGCTACCGAATGCCACGCTCGAAGACAACGGCACCAACGAGTTCGGCTTGGGCGCAGCGCAGTTCGGGTTCCCGGCCTGATCATGCTTCGCAAGGTCGGGCCACTGACGGTGCTGGTGCCTGGGGTTGTCGGCAGCGCGGCACAGCCTGCGCGCAGCTGGTGCGTGCCGTCTGCCGCAAACCCGGGCAACGGCACGCCCAATCCTCAGCCACCGCCCAACGGCGGCAGCAACTCGGGCGGCGGCTGCGGTGAGGGCGGGTTCCTGATCTTCCTGCCTCCGTGCAGACCGAATCCCCTTCAACCGGGGCAGCTGCTGTGCACGCCCTACATCGCGCCGTGCCCGCCATGACCCAGCCTTGCAACCGCGTCAGCACCGTACCGCTGTGCTACTTCTGCCCAGCGGTCCCCGCGCAGGCAACCATCCCGCCCGTGATCGGGGAAGGCCTCAACCTGGGCTGGAACGCCAGCGCTTTCAGCATCACCCGCCTGTCCGGCGACTGCTACACCGCCTTCAATATCAGCCTCGGCGCCGGCATCGCCATTGGGCTCTCGAACCAGCGCACAGCGACCGACCCGAGCACGCTGGAGCACGGCCTGCTGTTCCAGAACATCAACGGCTTCCAGCTGCTGCAGGTCATCGAGCGGGGCGTGCCGATCGGGCTTCCGCAGCCGGCAGACCCAGCCGCGCGCTACCGCATCGAGCGTGATCGGGCCCGGGTTCGGTTCTTCATGGGCAGCGAGCTGATCGCCGATCGGCTGGCGGTGACCGCCGCATCGCTGGTGGTGGTGGCCTGCCTGTACGCCGTTGGCGACGAGGTTCAATGATGGATGACATCGAGTTCGAACCGCTTGCCAGCGCAATCGACTATGCGCAGCTCCTGGCCGAGCTGCCCTTGCCGGACGGCCTGCTGATCGAACAGGAGCTGTCGGAAACTGGCGTGCTGCGCGTGCCCTTCGGGCTGTCGGTCGAGCTGCAAGCGTTCTCGACGCAGTTCGGCACGCTCAACGCCACGCTGAGGCCTGTCGGCGTGCTGTCTGCTGTCAATGGGGCGCTTCTGCTGGCCGAGCTGCCCGCGCCGGCGTTCGGTGCAGCCTCCGGGCTGCCGACACCGAGCGTCAGCCTGTTGCTGGCGGCACTGCCGGTGCCCGCGCTGCAGGCCAGCACGTACACGGTGACCTTCGGCGAAATCGATGCGGCCATGGACCCGCCTTCGGGGATCCTGATCGGGCCCGAAGGCGGCGCCCTGCTGGCCGAGCTGCCCGCGCCTGCATTCGGTGCCAGCAGCGGCCCGCCCGGCGCGATCAATGACTATGCGCTGATCAGCCAGTCCCCGGGCTTCATCTGGGCCTACGGCGCCTGGGAATACGAGCTTCTGTCCGACGCTCTGCGGTTCAGCGGGACGGCAGCCGATCGCCTTGGCGTGATCCTCGCCGACCAGCTGCTGCTGGGGCAGTCGCTGGCCGTGCAGGGTACGTACACCGGGCGCAGCGCCGACCGCCTGCAGCTGGCCGCGCAGATCAGCGCCGGCTTCCGGATGCTGCTGGGCGACGCGCTGTCCTTCACGGACTCGGCGAGCATCACCGGGCAGGCCTTGGCGGAGGTCATCGACTTCCTGTTGCTGTCCGAAACCGTGCACGCGCGGCGCGACGCCATCGCCATCGTGGTGTCGGGCCTGGCGCTCGCTGACCTGTCGGCCGCGGCCGATGCCGTGCTGCTGGATGATGCGCTCGAGTTTTCCGAGGCCTTGGACGTCCGCCTACAGGCGGCCGTGGTGCTGGTGGATTCGCTGCTGCTGGACGACGGCGCGCAGGGCACGGGCGGATTCTCCGCGATCGTGGCCGACAGCCTGGACCTTGGGGACTCGATCGCTGTCGCCGCAGCCCTGATCGCCATCGTGCAGGACGGGTTCCGCATCGTCGGCCGGCTGCGGCTGGGCGAGGAAGAATTCATCGGCTACGTGTGCAACGCGGCCAATCGCGCGTTCACCACGTACACGGGCTTCAATTTCAACTCGATGGCCGGCATCGGTGGCCGCTACTTCGCCGCGGGCGACGACGGCCTGTATCTGCTGGACGGCGACGATGACGACGGCGAGCCGATCCGCGCTCGCGCCCGCATGGCCCTGACCAACCTGGGCACCGGGAAGCAGAAGCGCATGCCTTCGGCCTACATCGGGTACAGCGGCGGGCGGCTGATCCTGAAAACCATCACGACGAGCGCCGAAGGCCTCAAGCAGGAGCATTGGTATCGCGTCGAGGCGCGGCCAGCAGAGGCAACCCGCGAAAGTCGAATCCCGATCGGCCGCGGCCTGAAGTCTGTGTATTGGGCCTTCGAGCTGGTCAACGATGGCGGCGACGCTTTCGAGCTCGACACGCTGCAGCTCTTCCCCATGATCTTGGAGCGCCGTCTATGAGCGATTCCCCCGTGACGACGTTCGACCTGGTGTCCGGCAATTTCGACCAGTTCCGGAACTACGCCAACGAGAGCATGGCCAACGCGCAGAACGCTCTGGTAGCGCTGGGCGGCATCGCGCTGGGCAACGTGCAGGCCTCCGCCAACTTCGGCAATCCGAACATTGGGATTGCCCAGCTCCCAGACCTGACCGCGGGCGGCCCGGCGCAGTCGAGCGATACGCTTGTCGTACCCGATCCGCAGACGGAGATTCCCGTCGCGCCGGAGTTCGACGCGCCATCGCTGCAGATCCCGAACGCTCCGCAGCTGGCCGCCAATGTGCGCCCGCCCACCATCACTTTGGGCAACGAGCCCGGCCCGTTCAACGAGGCGCGCCCCGGCCCGCGGCCTGCGCTGATCCCGATCGCGCTCCCTGACGAGCCCACCCTGCGCGACATCGCGATCCCGACGCTGATCGAGCTCGACGTGCCCGAGTTCGTGCCCGTCGTCATGCCGGTGTTCCAGGGCGTGCGCCCGGTGCGGGACTTCATCGCGCCCGACAACACATTCAGCTTCGTGCCGACGCAGTTCAGTGATGCGCTGCTGGACTCGACCCGGCAACGGCTTCAGGCCATGCAGCAGGGCGGAACCGGCCTGCCGGCGGCGATCGAGCAGGCGCTGTTTGCGCGCGCGCGTGACCGTGAGGAAGCCGAAACACAGCGCGCCGTGCAGGAGGTCTGGGCCGATTCCGCGAACCGCGGATTCGACGCGCCCACCGGCGCCACGCTCGCGCGCGTGGCCGAAGTGCGGCAGCAGTCCGCGAACCGCCGCGCCGACCTGAACCGGGACATCCTGATTCAGGTTCACACCGTCGAGATTGAAAACCTGCGCTTCTCAGTGACGCAGGGCGTGGCGCTGGTGCAGGTGCTGACCGGCCTGCACATCCAGTACCAGGAGCTGCTGCTGCGCGCCGAGCAGGCCGCGATCCAAGCCGCCATCGACGTGCTGAACGCGAACATCGCGATCTTCAACGCCGAGCAGCAGGCCTACAGCGTGGACGCTCAGGTGTTCCGCGACCGCGTGTCTGCCGCGCGCGATCAGGTGGACATGTACCGGACGCGCGTCGAAGCGGAAATCGCCAAGAACCAGATCAACCGGGACACGGTGCAGCTCTATGCCGAGAGCATTCGCGCCGAAAACCTGCTGGTGGAGCGCTACCGCGCCTTCGTCGACGCCCGCCGCGTGCAGTCCGAAATCAACGAGCAGTCGCTGCGCGCCTATACGGCTGAGGTCGGCGCCTTCGCGGAGCTCGCGCGCGTGCATGGCATCGAGTGGGAGGCCTACGCCGCGCGCATCCGCGGGCAGGAGTCGAAGGTGAACCTGTTCGACTCGCAGGTGCGCGCCTACGCCACCAACGTGGGCGCCTGGGCGCAGGTGGCCCAGACCCGCATCGCCGAGACGGAGCAGCGCACGCGCATTGAAGAGGCACGGGTGCGCGCGTTCGAGGCCAGCGTCAACGGTGCCCGCGCCGTGCTCGACAAGGACCGCGCCGTCATCGATGCGCGGCTGGGCGTGTATCAGGCCACGTCGCAGCGGCTGGAGGCACGTAGCCGGATCCTGCAGGGCGAAGAGGCGACGCGCACTGCACGCCTTGGGCTACAGCTGCAGGAAGAAACGACGAAGGCCCAGCTCACGCTGGAGCAGGCGCGCGTCAACATCAGCCAGATGCAGGAGTCTGCCCGCATCGCCATTGCGCAGTTCGGTGACATCGCGAGAACCCAAGCCCAGCTCACCGCGGCGTCGCTGTCTGCAATCAGCGTCAGCGCCAGTGTCGGCGCCAGCAGCAGCCTGGGCGTGTCCTTCAACTACTCCGGAGACGTCTGACCATGGCCATCGGTCCCAGCGACGAGAACATGCGCGGCAACCCGCAGCGCCGCCCTGGCTTGCCCGCGACCTTCGAGACGAATCCGGTGCGCAGCGGCCCGCCGGGGCAGGGCCCGGCTGCACCGATCACTGGCAGCGCGCCGGCGGCAGGTGGTCAGGGGCGAAGCGGCCCCGGGCCGGCAGCACGCAACACGCCCGCCCCTCCGGGCCTGTCGCTGGGCCAGACCGCTGGCGCTGCTGTCAGGCTCGCGCAGGGGCTTGGCCGCCCTGAAACATTGCCCAGCGTGGCGGCGCAGCCTGTTGAGCCCAGCCCGTTCCAGAAAGGCGGCTCGATGGGGCTGGTGGCGCCGGGCTTGAGCGCGCGCGAGCGCGGGCAGGAGTTCACCGCCGGCGTGAAGGGTATCGCCAGCGACATCGGCAGCCAGCTGAAAGGCGCCTACATGTCCGCCGCCGCGGCGTCCGATGCCGTGATCAGCCCGATCAAGGAATTCGGGCAAGGTGCCTTGGGCATCGAGCCGCAGAAGCCGGGCCTTCGTGATGCCCTCATGTCCGCGCAGGCGGATCGCGTGGCTGCAGGCCGACCGACTCAGCAGGTGGGCATGGTGCCCGCTCCGACACCGGCGATCGTCGATCCGGCCCCGAAGTCGCTTCCTCCGGCGGCTCCCGCTGCCGCAGCCGCGCCGGCAGCAGCACCGGACCCGCGCCTGCAGGCTGCGCCACCGAACACCATCATCGGCGCAGACGGCCAACCGCGCGCGGCTGTGATCGCCCCTGGCTTGCAAGGCGCGCCAGCCCCGAGCATGGCGACTGCTGGCGTGGCGCAGGCGCCTGCACTGCCGCAGATGGTCATGGCCCCGAGCAGTGTCGGCCCGGTCGATCCGGGGCGTCGGCGCGAGGGCGACCAGGCCGTACGCAACGCGTCGAGCCAGCTGGAAAGCCTGCTGTTCCGCACGCAGCTCGCCGCCGGCCGCGGCTCGCGCTCCGGTCGCGCGCTGCAGGGGCAGCTGGCGGGGCAGCTCGCAGGGCTGGCCCCGACTCTCGGCGCCTCGGCCGATGCAGCGGACGCCCGCAACGTGCAGGCGCGTACCACGCTCGCGCAGACGCAGGCCCAGCAGCAGGCCGCGCAGCTGCAGGCGCAGACCGCCACCGGCGTCAACGAGCGCCGCGCGCAGGCGGCGGAGCTGGTAGCCCAGATCGGCGCCGGCGCTCGACCGCCGACGCTGCTGACCGGCGAGCAGGGCGCGTTCTCGATCGGACCCAACGGCCAAGCCGTGCCAGTGCTGGCGCCGGATGGCTCGCAAGTCAGGCCGGCTGGCGGCGGGGGGCAGGGTGTTCGGCCCGATACGCTCTTCAAGGAGTTCAACGGACGCATCGCGGCCATTCAGGGCGATCAGACCTTGAGCCCCGAAGTCAAGAAGCAGCAGATCCAGCAGCTCTACGCCGATCCGCTGTTTCAAGGCCTCGCGCAGTACCTGCAGCCCAGCCAGTAAGGAAGCCCGATGGCGATCGATCCGAACACGCAGCGGCCGAAGCCGCGCACGCTCTCCGACTTCGCCCCGCCTGCGCTGCAAGGACCGCTCGCGCCCCAAGCACCGAAGAAGCGCACCGGCGGCGAGATCCTGGCCGACAGCGCGCGTGGTGTCGCACAAGGCGCGCAGTCGCTGTCGACAGGGCTCGCGCAGGTGCCCAACCTGCTGACCGGCGGGGCGCTCGATCAGTACGTCGTCCGGCCCGCTCAGCGGACGCTGGACAAGGCGCTTGGCGGGCCGGGGCAGGACTACGGCATCGCAGGCGCCAGCGGTCGCATGAGCGAAGGCCTGTCGTCAGGGCTGAGCCCCGTGCTCAAGGCCGAACAGCAGAAGCTGCAGGACGCCGATGGCTGGCTGGCCAAGGCGGGCACCGTGGCGACCAACCCGACCTTGCTGGGGCAGTTCGCCGCCGAGCAGGTGCCGATGCTGGCCACGCTGGGCACAGGCGCTGCGGGCACGGCCTCGGCGAAGGGTGCGCAGGCAATCGCGCAGGGCGCCACGCCGGCAGTCGCGCAGCAGGTCGGCAAGAAGGCGGCAGAGCGCGCGCTGATCGGTGCCAACACCGCCATGGGCGCGGGCTTCGCAGGCACTGGCGCGCAGCAGGACGCCATGAGCCAGCCGCAAGAGGTCTGGGACGCAAACCCCGAGTATCAGGCGCTGGTGCGGGCGGGCACGGCCCCCGACCAGGCAAAGCAGCAGCTCGCGTTGCGCGCCGGTCAGATCGCCGGCGCCATCGCCGCGCCGATCAGTGGCGCCGCCGGCGCGATCACCGCACCGCTGGAAGCATCGATCTTCACCCGCACGCTGGGCGCCGGCGTGCCGGCCCTGCTGTCGAAGCAAGGCGCGGGCATCGTTGCCCGAGGCATCGGCAAAGAGGCAGCGGAAGAGGCGATTCAGGAAGGCGGCGAGCAGTTCGGGCAGAACGTCGGCATCCAGCAGGCGGTGGACCCCACGCGCGCGCTGTCGCAGGACGTGGCCGACAATGCCGCGATCGGTGGCGTGCTGGGCGGCGTGCTGGGCGGCGGCCTGACCGCTGGCGGTCTGGCGCTCTCGCGCGATCCGCTGCGCGATGTTCCGCCCCTGCCCGGGGCACAGCCGGGACCGCAGCAAGGCCAGCCCCCGCGGCCTGCCGCGCCGCGCCCGCCGTCGCCCGCCGAGCAGGAGCAGCAGCTGCGCACCGCCGTGGCCATGGCGCAGACGCCCGAGCAGGCTGCAGCCGCAGGGCAGGCCCTGGCCGGCTTCCTGGAGCAGCAGGGCCGTCTGCTGGAGCCGCCGCAGACCATCGTGGGCGACTCGCAGGGCAATCTGCAGCCCAACGCACCGACACCGCCGCAGCTGTTCGATGCGCCGCGCATCCGCCTGGGCAGCGTGCCCGGTGGCGTGGGCTCTGTGCAGCAGGCGCCCCGAGGCGTGCCGGCGCAGCCGCGCGTGCCGTTTCCCGATGCCGCGCCGGGCACCCTGCAGGATGCGGTCAACGCGATCACCGAGGCGCAGCCGGAAGCCGCGGCACCTGCTGCCGTTGAGCCGCCCCAACTGCGCCCTGGCGAAACCATGGACCCCGAGACGGGCGAGGTCAAACCGCGCGAAGTGTCGGCCGCGCAACAGCAGCAGATGGACCTACAGGCCGCGCTGGCGGCCAGCCCGACCCCTGACCTACTGACCCCGGCCGGCAAGCGCGGGAAGGAGCGACGCCGTGACAAGAAAGACCCCAAAGCCGCGGGGATGGCTGGCCCGCGAACATTGGAACAACCTGTCGTTGCGGCGGAAGGTGCAGCAGAAATCGGGCGGACTCCCGCCAATCCGATGGGTGAAGCCGACGCCGGAACTGTTGAGCTCGCTGAAAGGGATTCGGTACGTCGAGCTGCCGATTCTGCTGGTGCAGACCCCGATCAAACCGCGTCGTTCGGCGACGCCTCCGATCCCATTCGATCCCGAAGCACTGGCGACGCAACTCGCGTGTCCGGACCTTCTGTCGCCGGAGTTTCTGGTTTTGGCGCGACGCCCGCGACGCCCGACGAGGCAGCTGATCCCGGTCGATCCGGACTCCCCGATGCTCGAAGTGGTGCCGTCGATGGCGAGCGTTCCGATCGAGCTACAGGGACGCAAGACGCTGGTAGTGGTTTCGACACCCAAGTAGCCCAGCAAACCCCCGACCCCGCCACGCAGGAGGGCCAGACCGATGGACGAGGAAGAGCTGCAGAGCCGCTGGCACAAGGCGGAGCGGATGGCTTGGAACCTGTCGGGGCAAGTGGCCAAGGAGCGACTGCTGCGCGTGATGGTGACGGTGAACCTGCAGTCGAAGCGCCCGCTGGCGCCGCTGCCGCCACCGCTGCAGCGCCTGGAGCCCCCGAAGTAGATGCCGCCGCGGCCGGCTTCGCCGCGAACACGACCGAAGGAGACACCGATGTACGGACGAATCCCGAACAAGGGCGCAGCACCGGGCAAGGCACCGCCGAAGCCGTCGAAAGCACCGCCCAAGGGCAAGAAGTCGAAGGCGAGCAAGCACAGCAGCAGCTGACAGGCGAAGCGCTCACTGCAGAGCGCAAGCGCATTGGCCTTCCGCGAGTGATCCGGAAGGCCGATGCCGTCGCGGCCCTGCGCCGTGCCGGGATGAAGAAGGCAGAGGCAGAAACCGCGTTCCTCAAGCTGAATCAGAAGGGGCTCAGGGACGGCACCCGCATGGGTGACGACGTGGCCGCGCTGATTGCAGCGCGCACGCAGCCGGCGGCGTCGGCGCCGGCACCAGGGGAGGTGGTCGAAAGTGGTCCCGCATCCGGGCGAGCGCCTGTAGATCCGCCCGCCGCGGCCACCGATGCAGCGGCGGGCGCACAGTCGCCCGCGAAGGACAAGGCCCTGCGCCGGATCGAGCGCGGCACCGCGTTCTTCGCGACACGCGATCGCGCCGACGAGTTCATCGCCGCCGGCGGCATCGGCGACACGCACGAAGCTGTGCAGGCCAAGCCCGGCCGCTTCGACGTGCGAGCGAAGCAGGCCAGCGCTGAGCCCGCAGCAGCCGCGCCGGAGCCGCTGCCGAAGCGCGGCGAGGAAGACCGCAAGGCCATGGCCGAGCGCGGCATCAAGCCGGGCATGCGCGTGGCCTACGAAGGCAAGGACGGCCGCGTCGAGGGCACCGTGCAGTCCGTGGACCGCAGCGGCACTGAGGCTGACGTCGATGGTGTGTATGTGCGTGGGCTGAAACTCGAGCCCGTGGCTGAGCAGGCAAGCCCCAACCGGCCTGAACAGATTGATGCCGGGTTTCAGGCCAATCGCGAAGCGATCGAGCGCGAGCGCTTCAAGAAAGGCGACCCGGTGGAGTTCACCGCCGCTGGGCCGTTCACCAACGCTGACGGCAGCGTTGACCAGCAGCGCACGCGGCGGGGCACGATCGAGAAGATCGACGCCGACCAGGGCACCGTCAAGGTCATCGTGCCGGGCGCGCGCGGCATGGCCGACTACACAGTGGCGGCGCGCGAGCTGCGCCGCGCGGTTGAGCCCGACGCTTCCAAGGTAGAGACTGCCGCCGCCGAAGCCGCGACCAGCCCGACCAACGACCTGCCGGCGCCGACCGAGGCGCAGAAGGACGCGGGCAACTACAAGAAGGGCGCGCTGAGCCTGCACGGCCTGCGGATCAGCATCGAGAACCCGGCCGGCACCCGCCGCCGACCCGAGTGGCCGCCGTTGGCGCACCACTACGGGTACATCCGCGGCACCGAGGGCAAGGACGGCGATCACGTTGACGTCTTCCTCGGCCCCGACGCCGAGAACGCGGACCTGCCGGTGTTCGTGGTCGACCAGGTGACGCAGGCCGGGCGC